TTATATTATTATTATATATTTATATATTATATATATTTATTATTATTTATTATTATTTATAATATTATTATTTATATAATATTATTATTTATATATTTTATATATTATTTGTAAATTTATTTGTAAATAAATTATTAAATATATATAATACCTATTGACAAATGGAACAAAATGTGGTATAATTACAGAGTAAGATAAATCGAGCACATTTTGGTGCTGATAAAAAAGTATTGACAAACGCTTTGATTTATGGTATAATGTCAAGCGTAAACGAAAGGAAGTGACAATGTGTGGTCTGAAATGTCATATAACAAAAACTTTAATAGAAATAATGAGGTTATCATAGAGCGTTCAAATTATGATAACACTGATTTATATATATATTCTTATGGAGTTTATGAAGATTTGACTATTTGCAACACATTTGGTGTTGAAAGAGCATTTAATTGTGATGAATTCACAAAGTAATACTTTCATATGGTACTTAAATACCGCTGAGAGGCTGTGTGAGCCAATTTAAGGCGTTTTTAGTGCTCAATAGTGAAATTACATTACTTAAACATAAAAATGGCTAATTTTGGCTCACAGACGATATTAGGAGTGATAGATTGTCGGAATTTGGAATTAAAATCAAAAACATTAAAGCTGGAACGCTTTATGAATATAATTTAGGGGTCAGAGATAGGATTGATTATACAGATGCAATGTTCAATAATTCTCTGTTTAGTGACTTTATTATATCAAAGGGCTTAAATGTTTATCGTGGAGAGTCTACAAGAGATATTATTTGCTTAGAGTTTGACTTTGGTTCTAAGTCATATGAGGAGAAAGTCGCACAAATACAAAATTTAATTGATAATTCCGATAAGTCTGACGAAAATCTTTCAAAGCGACTAAATGAAATTATGGAGAATGTTCATAGGAACAAAGATAAGTTCATTAAAAAGTCTATGGAGGAAATTCGTGATGAATTTTATCAAAATGGCGTGTCTGTTGATTATACAACAAGAGATAAGAACGGAGATATTAAAAAAACGCAGACGATACGCTATGTAATGCTATTTAGAACACCATCTAAAGCCAAGGTTGGGCAGTCTATATTTATTAACGAAAAATATTATAATGAGGCTTATGACTGGCTGACAATGGGGCTTGGAACAAAAATGAATAAAGAAAAAGCCAAAATTGTTGAGATGTCGGCTTATGCTCCGTTGACTACAAGTACCATTGTTGGAAAAATGCACATTCCTATTCAAGATGTGCTAATTCTTAAAGACCAAGATAGTTATTTCAAAACAAACGGAAATATTGTCAAAGCAGATGAATATTTTGTAGAAAAAAAAGTTGTAGATGAAGAAAAAACAAAAGAAAAGTTTGCCAAGGCATTAGAACAGGGTAAAAAACATTCAACAAAGGTTTATAAAAAAATAAGAGTGCCGACCAAGAAGTGTGTTGTCGATAAGACAGAGATAAATATTAAAAACACATTATGGGATGGTATGGGGCTTGTAGACACAAATATAATGCCAAAATATTCCAACGGTATGATTTTGTTGCGTAATCATTTCTTTAAGATGTGCGGATTTAGAACAAACTTGCAAAAATTCTTTAAGGATTGGTGTAAAAAGAACCGTGTTGATTATGAAACCTATGAGATTGAAGATATGTTTGGCGTGAAACATTTGATGAAAAACATCAAAGTTATTACAACGGACAATGCAATTAAATGGAAAAAGTTTACAGAATTGATGGGAGATAATCCATATCAATATTGGTGTGACAGAATAAATGCCGATGGTTCGATTTTTGGTGTAGTGAAAACAGACCACAAAAGTAAACTTGGCGATGTTCAACAGATGAGTTATCAAATGATAAACTCATTACCGTGCAACAAGAAAGATATTAGAGAACTTGCCGTACATAGTTTAGAATATGTAGAACGAATAAAAAAAGATGATGATGAGTTTGAAAAGTTTTTGAGATTAAACGCAACGGAAGTCAATCATTATGAAATGCTTGCCGATTTGTATAAGCAAAATAATGAGTTTGCAAATAGTAAATGGTTTAGAACAGAAAAGCGGAAAATAATTTTTGCTTATGTTGAACGACTACGCAAAGGAAAGATAACTGTAAACGCAGATAATCTAACTATGTGTGGCAATCCATACGCTTTGTTGTTATATAGCGTTGGTGAGAATTTTGAAAATGACCCTTGTTTCAAACAAGAAAAAGGAACAATTCAATGTTATACAACAAGATTTGGCGATGGGGAATATTTATGTGGAATACGCTCACCACAAAACTCTCCAAATAATATTTGCTACTTAAAAAATACTTATTCAAAAGAAATGAAAGAGTATTTTCCGTTTAGTGAAAATATTGTTGCTGTAAACTGTATTGGAACAGATTTACAAGATAGGACTAATGGCTTAATATAAAATGGGTCGGTTAAGTGGAAACACTTTTCAAAAATTATTCGGTGAAAATTGGAACGCTAAGTATTTAATATAAGCCAATCAATTACCAAGACTGCTGAATGTCATAAAAGTAGGCAGTAAGGTTTAACGACTACAAGGTGAGCAGACAAGCAATAATCCTTTGCAAGAGTGCCGAATACCCTAACGAATAAGACGAGGGTAAAGAGATAGTCTGAACTTATGGGAAACCATAAGAGGTATGGGATAAAGAGCCTGTACGATAACATATTGCAGATTTCGATTCTGATTTCATTTTTGCAACAAATAATCCAGTAATGGTTAGGTGTGCAAAAAAGTGTTATGATGAATTTCCTACGATTGTAAATCAACTTAAAGAAAGTTCTATTACATACGAAAATACAAAACTTGCTTATTCTCAAATGGATAATAAGTTTGCTAAGTCAAGGTTAGGCATTGGCTGGTCGAGTAATTTAGCTCAACTTGCTATGACTTATTATTGGACTAAACCAAAGCAAGAATTATATGATAATTTTGTCATTTTATCGGTAGTTGCGCAGGTAATAATTGATAATTCAAAAAGGGAGTATGAAATCAATGGAATGGATGAAATTGACAGAATACAAAAAATGCCCTGTATGAAGATGGCAAGAACAATTTGCAGAAATAACAAAGAAAAGGAAATCAAATGTGATTATCCTAAGTTTATGAAATACACAAAGGATATTCAATATACAAAAGACGGAGTAGAAATACCATTTGAGATAGTTCGTGCAAATAAAAAGAAAATATACGATAGAATAAACTATGATTTAGAGTGTCCTATGAACTGGCTTGAGGAAATATTAGATGAGATAGAACCAATCAGTTCAACAAACACAATTCCAACAGAAAACTTTTTTGTTAAAATTGAAGGAAAGCCAAATCATAGGCAAATGTCTAAAATAAGAAAACTTGTAGATGAATATGACAATTTTGTAAAAACAAGCAAAGAGCAAGGCGATAATATAAGCGGTCAAATAGATGAATTTCAAAAACTTTTAGAGCAAGTGTCAAAAGTTAAGGTAAACAATCTTGTTACAATCAATCGTTTAGTCGAAAGTGCGTTGGGGCTTGAAAATGACGGTAAGGGTAGACCTATTGATAAGTCTGCGGTTAAATTCACAAGGAAAATGTTGAATGTTTTATATAAAACAAACCGTGAAAAATTCTTAAATTGCTTTGTTTTTGCAGAAAACGATTAAAAAATTGCAGAAAAATAAAGGCGAAAAACTCCAAAATTTGGCTTAACCAAGCCAAAAATGGGACTTTCAAATTCGTCCGTTATATGGAAGGGGAACTCGGAGATGTCCGAAAGTACATTCCAGCGCTATTGCCGATGCGCTATATAAATATGGGATTGCAATTATTTTTCTCGGCGCTGGGCGTATAAAAATGCGTCCAGTGCCACCATATTGGTAAAGAAGGGAGAAATCAAAAGTAGAAAAATATGGCAAAGTATAGAAACAAGGGTACAAACCTATTTAACAAAAACTCTATTTTGACCGTTGTAAAGAAATATTATAATAAAGACCTAAAGACGGCTGACATTATAGATATTTTAGATAACGATGATAATGATACCGCAGAGATGATGGCGGTAATCAAACAACATATTCCCGCACAGGAAGTTACGGTGGAGACAGTAAGAGAAAAGTTGTCCGCTGGGTACATAAATGGAAGTAGAATGTGTAGACTGGTTGCAAAATCGACATATTTAACCGAAGAAGATGTGAAAAATGTCTTTAGAACTTATAGGTCTGTTATAGACAACCTGATTGAAAATGATAATTTTGTAAACTATTCTTTTTCCATTCCTTATTTTGCTACGGTTCAGACAAAGTATGTTAAAGGTATGAAAGCAGGAACAGAAATTAAAATGCCCAATGCGTTCTTGACGAAGGACAAAAATGCAAAAGGTTATCAAATCAAAGTTATTGAAGAAGATAGAGTTGGGCACGATAATTTTTCTGTAAAGATTAAAAAGGAAATCAAGGATAAGCTGAGAGAGTGCTCGGAAGCAAGATATAAAGCCGCACTTGAAGCAGCTAATGAAGATGATGTAGACGATGAATGGTGATATTAAAAAATCAGATTTTTATACCGTCTTATCAAGTGAGACAAAGTACGGAAATGCAAGTTCTGTTATGGCTAAAAGGTATATGGATGCCTTGTATAGAGTTATCTTAAATGAATTAAGGCTTAATGGCAGAGTTAAAGTACCTAATATTGGTATTTTTGAACTTGTTACAGTTGATGCCCACGCAAGAGTAAATAATTTCAAGAGAGATGGTTCTATCTTTTGGGTAGATGAATATAATGCAGTAGAATTTAAGCCTCTAAAGCGTTTTAAGGAAGATATAAATAAAAACGAATTTGAGATTTTACGGGCAAGAAAAAAGGAAATTGCTCGTAAAGAACTCAAGAAGGCTAATGATGCTAAGAAAAAGAAAGAAAAATTAAGACAAAATTCTGCTGAAAAGAATGTTGCATTATTTTTTAATGAAATGGCTGGCGTTTAATTATGAAACATAAGTTTGAAAAAACTGTACTGACAGATGTGGTTGGTGTTCTTGATTATGATAAAGATGGCGAGTTGACAATTTTTATTGACACGAAAGATGATGTTCTTGAGGTTAATGTTGGCGATTTGCTTAAAGATATGATTGGGACAAATGTGCAAATCAAATCTGTATTTGAGAAAGAATAAGGAATAACTTTATGGGTTATAAACGATATGAAGGCGAAACAGAAGATGAGTTGATTTATCGTATATGCTCTGAAAAGGAACAAATTGGTACTTGGGAAGAAGTAGCATATGTATTAAATTCCCTTTTGGGGCAAAATTATTCTGAAAGCGCATATAGAAAGAAATTTCAGGCTTTTAATAAAATTATGATAGCAAATCAAGCTAAATTCGCTGACTCAGACGCACTTTTGCAAGAATTAAAGGAACAACAAAGAGAACTTGAAAAAGAGCGAAAGAAGTTACAGACAGAGAAATTAGAATATAATCAATGGCTTAGAGAACAAGCTCGTGATGAGATGTTTGAGGAAAAAGTGATTGATTGTATTAGAAAAAATAAAGATAATAATATAAAAATTGAATATATTGAACCTGAACATAATGATACGGAATGGCAACTGAACATTGCAGACTGTCATTATGGTAAGGATATGAAAGTCTATGGTCTTATGGGTGAAATCTTAAATGAGTATAGTCCTGAAATATTTGAACAAAGAATGAAAGATTTGTTCAATAAGACCGTAGAAAAAATCAAAATGTTTGGCATTAAAAAGTTATATGTAAACAATCTTGGAGATAGCACAGAAGGATTTATTAGAAATTCTCAGATATGGTCTTTGAGATATGGTGTTATTGATAGTGCAATCAATTTTGGTAATTTTATGGCTGAATGGCTTAGAGAATTATCTAAATATACAATCGTTGTTTATAATCAAACATCGGGCAATCACGATGAATTAAGATTGCTTGACGGAAAAAAGAATGAACATCTTTGTGAGAGCAGCGATAAAATCATTAGTAATATCATAAAAATCAAGAACGAGGACAATCCAAATTTTACTATTGTAGAAAATAAAACTGGATTTATTTTTGAAAATGTTTCTGGATATAATTGTCTTGGTATTCACGGCGAGGTTCCAAATCTTGCAAAATCAATTAAAGATTATAGTGAAATTTATGGTATAAACATTGACTATATGATTGGCGGTCATAAACATTTTGATGAATATTGCAACTGTGGAGTAAGAAAGGGCGCAATAGGCGTTGGTTCTATTATGGGTATTGATGATTTTTCTATGAGAATTAGAAAATCGGTAGATGCGAGTGCAAAACTTTGTTGTTATGAGAGTGGCAAAGGAAAAGTTGCAGACTTCACGATTGTATTAAATTAAATATTGTAAAATTGCAGGAGAATTTATTTCTTCTGCTTTTTTAGTACATAGGGGTAAAATATGGCTCAAAAAAAATCGAAAAGACCGGAAGAAATGATTTTGTGTCTTGGACACGATACCCCAGCCTTAAATTGTATCGGAATGAGAGTAGAGAGTAACTATTATGAAAGTTGGTCTCCGTTTTCTGATGGCAGAGTTCCGTTTTGTAAAGATTGTTGTAAAAAAATGTTTGAAATATTTTTAAGTAGGTATGGGAATGTTCGTAGTGCTGCATATTTTACTTTGCAGAAAATGGATATTCCATTTATTCTTGAAATATGGAGAAATATTGAGGAAAGATTTTTAAGCAACAATAAAAATAAAACGCCGAGAATGATGGTTAGAGATGACGATGAAGATACTCCTAAGAATATAAGAAGAAATGTTATAGGTAATTATGTGGCAGAATTACACAAGTATAAAATGAAAAAAGATATTTGGACTGATTTTTCTGCTACTGATGTGTCTTTGTCTGATATAGATACAAAATATGAGGCGAAAGAAAATCTTGAAAGAGACTTGAAAAATCTTGAATATACTTGGGGAAAACAAGATAGTGTAGACGATTATACATTCCTTGAGGAAACATTTTCAAGATATACAAAAGGTATTACTGAATTTGTAAATGCCCAACAGAAAGACACTTTTAGGGATTTGTGCCGTGATAGGCTTTTATTAAGAAAAATAAACGACCATCGCTACGAGGGCGATGAGACTATTGATAAGATACAAAATCGTATTGCAAGAGAAATGTCAATCTTAAAGGTTGATGAGTTTGAAAGCAATAAACCTAAGACTATGAGTGAAAAAGCCCTTGCCGAACAGATTAGGTTAATTGACGAAAAAAATGTTGCTGATATTTATTCTGAACCATCAAGAAATTATGATTTGAATAAAGTTCATCAATATGAGAAAGATTTAGTTTTGAGACCACTTGCTAATATGTTGGTAGGAAAACGAGATTTTGATATATCATTAGATGATTTGGAGAAATATAATCTTGATTGACATAGGTAAAGAGGAATTAAAACAAATTAAAGGTAAGGGCGCACAAAAATTATCTAAAAGAGATTATGATAGAAAAATAGCCGAATGGCAAATGTTCTACTTGAATAATCTTGATATATACACAGAGGATTATTTACAAATTCCATTACATTTTTTTCAACGGCAAATTTTATTAGACTGTTGGGAAAACGACATTATGGATATTGTTGCAAGTCGTGGATTGTCAAAAAGTTTTATTATAGCTGTTCTTGCTAATGATTTGGCGCTGTTGCTTCCTGGTATTAAAATTATTATTACATCAAGTGTTGTACAACAAAGTAATGTAATAATAAAAGAAAAGATTGATGACCTTTTAAGTAGTGAACAAAAGGGAATTAGTCCAGTATTAAAGCAACTTAGAAAAGACGGATATATAAAATTTAGAAAAGCAGACACAACCGAGGCTCTTATTGTTGAATATGGTAATGGTTCAAAAATATTTGCGGCGGCTTGTGGCGATAGTTCTCGTGGACTTCGTGCGAATATAAGCATAACAGATGAGGCGAGATTAGTTAAGGGTAAAGATTATTATGCAATCATTGAACCAACACTTGAGCCTTATTCTTATAATGGTTTATACTTGGAGCCAAAACAGATATTCTTGACATCTTCAAGGACAAAAGATAATTGGTTTTGGACACACTTAAAACAAACGGTTAGAAATCATTATACAGATAAAAATATTAAATACGGATTTTTTGGTGGAGATATTTTTACATCTGTTGCCAATAGAATACAGTCTAAAAAGCAATATATTTCAAGAAGAGCTACATCGGACGACTTAAACTTTGAAATGGAGTATTTGAATCTGTGGCTTGGAGAGTCTGAGGGTAGTTTGTTTTTGTATGATGATTTTCATAGAAATCAAAAATTATCTAATGCGTTTTATCCGTTGACTGATATGGAATATATAGATGGAGAACAACACGAAGATTATAATTTTAATGATAATGAAATTCGTATATTGACCGCCGATATTGCAGTTAGTGGTGGTCGAGAAAACGATAACTCAATATTTATCCTTGGTAATATGAACAAAGAAAATAATCATCGCAAAGTAGAGTTTATAAAGCACGAAAATGGTCTTAATTCACAAACACAGATTGTTGAAATTAAAAGATTGTTTTATGATTATAAATGTAAATATTTTGTAATGGACTCTAAAGGTGAAATTCGCCCATTTATATGGTGACATATAATTGAACCGAGAAAGAAAACGGGAAAGCTGAAATGCTAATCCGAGTGGAAGGCTGTTTGTAAAATTACAGTCACACGCAGAGCGTAACAGATGAAACTATATAATAGAATATAATTCTGTCAAGAGTTCTCGGCATCTAATAAAATAGATGAAAAGGTACGCCGAACTTATAGGAAACACAACTATAAGAAATATAAGATAAAAAACTTATATGATAACACAATTGGTAGGAAATGTTTTCTTTGATTTATTAACAACTGAAACATATGATAAGGATAGAAATGTTACATATCCCGCTTGGACTGTTTGTAAAGATAAATTATTACAAATTAGTTCCGATGCGGTTATTAGAGATAAAATTGCAAGAACATTAAGTGATGAAGCTGAAGAAGTAATTATACCTGTTGCTGGTACGGCAGAAATCAATACAAATATGCACCTTGCTATGCGCAAAAACTTAAAAGATGGTATAATTGAATTCTTAATGGATGATGGAGATAAGGAAACACAACTTATATCTAAAGACCCAAGATGGATTGAAAGAACACCAGAAAACAAAGCAAAAGTATTAGAACCTTTTATAGAAACACGGTCTATGATAAACGAGGCGGTGTCTTTGAACACAGAGATTAAAGATAATTCCGTAAAGGTAAAAGAAAATCGTTCTGCAACAAAGGATAGATATATGGCTTTGGCTATGTTTAATTATTTTTGCGATAAGTTGTTTGTAAAATATACAAAAGAAGAACAAGAGTCTGATATTGATATTTCAGACTTTTATGAGATATTTAACTATTAAACTGAAAGGAGCGGTAGTCTTTGGCGAGAGATAAAATTTCAAAAGATGAAGTTTGGAATGTATTAGAATATGCCAATGCACTTTACACTTCGCAGTTGGGTTATTTTTATGATACTCAACAAGAATATAGAACTCTTGTTGATTTGAATAATAACCCGCAAATTCCCGACAGGGAACTTTTAAGGAAGGCTATCGCCTCTTATAAACAGTCGGCAGAAAATTTACAAGATTATTCTGAATTTATGGAAGTTTGGGATGGGATTTATAATAGAACAATCAATTATAAATTAAACCTACTTTCATTTGATATTGACCGTTATCCTGTTAATATTAAAGATAATAGTGAATTTGATTCACAAGAATATAAAGATGACTGCCGTAGAGTAGATAAGTTTTTCCAGAACTTTAAGGCAAAACAAGAATTTAGAAATGCCGTAAAGAATATGTTAAAGACCGACACATATTATTGTTGGTTAAGAGATAGCGAAGGCAGTTATGATGAAAATGAGATTGATATTACTGAAAAGAAAGTTCAATCTTATTCATTACAGACTATGCCTCAAAAATTTTGTCAAATTACAGGAAAATTCACAGGAAAAGGTGTAAATGGCTTATTATGGGATTTTAATTTGAATTATTTTAACCAAATGGGCGTTAATATCCTTAACTATGACCCAAGTTTGATTGCCGCCTACAATGATAGAAATACAGAAAACAAAAATCTAAAAAGTTTTATTGTTGGAGACGGTCGTGACTTAAATAAAGTAAATGAATTTGCTTGGGATTGTTATGTGCGAACAAAAGTAAATAAGGGCGCTTGGGTGTTCAAATATGACACATCTAACTTTAATGAAGTACCGCCGTTTGCTTATTTAATGAAAACTGTATTTGATGATGATGCTATAAGCGCTCTACAAAGAGATAAAGATATTATTTCTGCCAACGCCTTAATTCTTGGTGAGATGAAAACAAGAGATAAGGACAATACAGGCAACAATAAGAACGCATTTACTATTGACCCAGCACAGGTTGGACAAATAATGCACTTGGCAAGAAATGGTATCAATAAGAATATTAAGCAAATTGCACTACCCTTAGAGAATACAAGAATGTTCCAGTTTGCGGACAATAATAGCAATATGTATAAAAATCAATTAAAGACAAGCGCTGGTTTATCTGCCGCAAATAGTTCTTTAATTTATACAGATGAAAAGTTGTCGCAAGAGGAAGCGCAATTAGCTGCAAATGCAGATTATCAAGATATTGCAAATGCAGTTTATCCGCAGTTTGAGAATTTCTTAAATTTCTTTGTAAACAAAAAGACTAAAAAATATAAGTTTAGATTTAGAGTTAGTGGCTCTACATTGCCGTTTGTTAGAAAGAATGAAATTGAAAACCATTTGAAACTTTCAGACAAGGGCATACAAGTTCCTATTCGTAGATGGGGGACATTGCTTGGTTATGATGGTTATGAGTTTGAAACAATGGTAAAAGAAGCGAAGTTTACAGATACAACTGATTTGTTGTTTGCTTTGTTTAATGCCAATACCGCAACTTATGATACACAGCCGGGCGCTCCTACTAAAGAAAATGATGAACTTACTGATGGTGGAGCAATTAGCAGAGAATATAGTTAGGCGGTGTTTGGATGTTTATAAAATACAAAAGCCTGACAACTGATAAAATCTCAATAATCAATGTAAATGTAAATAGTTGTAGAGAAATTATTACAAGTGATAATAAATTGATTATTAAGACAGAGAATGTTCGAGATGATGTTATTTTTACATTAAAATCAAAAGAATATGCAGAAATGGCGTTAGAAAGAATGTTCGATAATATGTATAATAGTTCTCCGACTAATAATTTGTTTGATTTGACTAATTTAGATGAGTCTATCAATAATGATAGTGTAATTCAAACAGATGATAATAATGGAGACTTTGGAGAAATTACAGGAACGGAGGATTTTACAAATGATAATGCTGGGCAAGCCAAAGAATTTGAATAATTATATTTGCGTAACCTCCGATACAGCCAAGGAATTACATAAAATGGGCTTTATTCCCTGTTATAGAGAACTTGGCGCAGACAGAATTTATTTTGTGAAAACAGATGAATTGTGTAAAAAGTTACAAGAGGGGGATATGCCCATTGAACTTTAAGAATAAAGTAACTATGTCAATAGATGATTGGCGTAGATATGAAAATGATGAAGATTTTGAATTTGCATATGGAACGGTTGATTTTTTAAGTACCAAGCGTAATTCTCACAATCACACATATTCCGAGGATGTCATTAGAAAATATGCAGACACCGTTATCAATAAGTGGGTCATTGCAGAATATGATGATATTATGGGTGATGTTACCACACATACTGCCAATCAAAAGATTGTCGGTAGAGTTCCAGAACAAAAGGTTAAGTTTAGATATGACGATGACGGAGATTTAATTGCTTCCGTTGATGTTGTTTTATCTAAACTTTATGCTAACGATGTATATACTCTGTTTAGAGAAAACAATTTTAGGACAGTGAGTATAGAAGAACTGGTTGGATTTACACCCGAAACAGAAAGTTTTGAGGATGGTGGAGATTTGCCTAAAATTGTTGAAGGATTTAATATTACAGGTATTACAATTTTGGGATTACAATATCAGCCATCAGTGCCCAATGCGAGTATTCATTTAACTCAAATGGGTAAAGATACCTTGAAAAAGGCTGAAATGGAATATGTAAAATATGCAGAAATGCAAAAAGATGAAGAATATGAAAATCATCCGTTGAATAAGTCTAAGGAAGCCATTGATTATGGCGAGTGGGACGGAGATAAGGCAAAACAAGACCTTGTAAAAGAAAAGAAATATAAAACAATCGCCAAAAGTGTTTGCTTAAAACTTGAGGACGGCTGGGAAGATAGACAAGTTACAAAACTCGGCTATCCAGTTATGAACTTAAAAAATGGCGAGTGGGTATATAATAGAAAAGGGCTTACAAGTGCTTTATCTTATGCAAAACAAGAAAATGAAACAGTTATAGTATCTAAAATTAAACAGATTTATAGAAAACTTGGTTTAGACCAAGAAGAAAAGATGGATAATATTTTAGAAAAACTTGAAAATATAGAAAATAAATTAAACAAGGAGGAAACTATGGCTGATGAAAAAAATAAAGTAGTTGGAGTGGCTGAGGATGAAACTCAAAAGCCCGATACTACTAAAGACGATAAGACCGTAGAGGAAAATCCTGATAAGGCTCCTGAAGAGAAAGACGAAAAGCCCGTAGAGAACGCAGATGATAATGCTGATACCAAGGATAAGGCAGAAGATGAAAAAGATACTTCTGATGATACCAAGGAAGAGCAGACTGGCGATAGCGAAACGGACGATAAAGACGATGATACTGAGGAAAAGATGGATTGCTTGCAGAAAGAGTTAAATGCTGCCAAGCAAGAAATTGAGCAGTATAAAGAGCAGATTGCCGAATTAAAGAAATTTAAGGAAGGTGTTGAAGCTGCAAAGACCAAGAGCGTTGTTCAAGATACTCTTTCTAAGGTAAAGGGAGGCTTGTCTGATGACAAGTACGCAGAAGTTGTAGAGTCCTCTAAGGATTGTACATATGAAACTGTAACCGCTTGGAAGAATTCTGTTCTTGCACAAGCGTATGAGGCAACTATGTCCAGCCACAATACAGATGATGGAATTATTGATATGGGCGTTGTTGATACAAGAAAGGACACTGTTCAATATGATAGTGTCTTTGATAAGATGTAATTTAACTTATTAAAGGAGAAAATAAAATGGCTAAACATAATGTTTTGTTTGAAACCGACAACTTTATTCCTCATTGTATGAATAGAGCTGGCGTTGCTGATTTTGATATTGATGGTGGCTCCCCTGTTGTTGAGGGCGCTGTTGATTCTAAGAATAAGGAGCTGTATGCTCTGGCTAAGCCCACTGCTACTACCGCTCGTGTTGCTATTGCGTATAATCCTTCTGTTAAGTATGATGTGATTAACGGTAAGGCGTTCCCCGCTCATAGCACTGATGATAGAGATTATACCAACCCCGCTGGTAAGGCTGTTGATTATTTCTTCCCCGAAGTGGGCGTTGAGTTTGGTATTCTTGCCGCTGGTGTAGATGGCTCTACCGCTCCCGTGGTTGGTGATTTTCTTGAGCCTACCACCACTGCTAAGTTTGCAATTAAAAAGGCACAGACCGATGCTGTTGCTTCTTTTAAGGTGGTTGATATTAAGGATGCCAAGTACCCCACTGGCGACTTTAGTGATGACATTGAAAAAGTGTACATTGTTAAGACCGCTTTCAATGGTTAATTGTAGGTAAAGGAGAAATAAATAATGAAGAAATTTGATTCTGTTGTTACCTTTTCTAAGGCAAATGACGAGGCTAAGAATTTGGTAACTGGTATGGAAGATTACGCAAGACAGTATTGTACCGAAAAGATGGGTGCAAAGATGTCTTACGATACTAAATATACTATGACTCAAAAGGCAGAAAAGATTAACCGTGCTTTTGCCTCTGAGTTACAGCGTAGAAGTGGTATGTCTCCTGAAAAGTTTGACAATATTACTGATTACGCTAATTTTAGTGCAGTGTCCGAAATGGGTGCTTTGATTCAAAAGGTGCTCGTTGATACTGTAACTCCTATTGTGGTGAGCGCCACTGGTACTGAGTTGCTGAGTGAAATTCACTATGGTGGTTATGGTGATGTGTTTGAGTACACCCTGACCGATAATAGCGTTTATGCTGTATCTAAGATGGGTCGCAGACAGAAGCATACAAAGACTCAAGAGCGCAAGACTGTTAATAAGACTATTGCAACTGAGATGTATGGTTTGACCACCCATACTACTCTGCCCGCTATTCTTGTTGGTGATGCTTATGTTGCTGAGGATGCTATGCGTATGGCTGTGGCTATGGTGTCTAAGGTGTACGCTTTGACTGTTGACGCTTTTGTTACAGGTGCAAATGCTATTACTGACACCAATCTGACCTTGCAGAACTACGATGAGGATAAGTTTATCTCCAAGTTGAAGTATGCAAGCGCTAAGAATGGTGCTCCGATGGTGATTGTTGGTGATGCCGTGGCTCTGAAGAAGGTATTGCCCTCTGAGACCCGTGCTCGTATTCTGCTTCAGGACGAGTATGTAACCAAGGGTTATATCACTCAGTTCAATGGTTATACCGTAATTGGTCTGGATGCTGTTGATGGCGCAGATGGTATTGTTGCTTTGCCTGAGGACAGAATTTATGGTATTCCTATGAATGGCACTAAGCTGGTTCAGGTGGCTATCGGTGCTACTATTACCAATACCGATAAGGAGTTTGATAACAATAACCTTGCTATCCTCTCCACTCTCCGTAAGGAACTGGGCGTAGACCTCGCCACTAACTATAAGGTTGTTAGAGTTAATCTCGCTTAATCGAGTTTTAACATATAGAGGGGCTGAAATATACCCCTCGTACATATTTAGGAGAAATTATAATGGCTGAACAAAAAACAACTACTTCTGCCAAGAAAGGCAGACCCGCAACAAAGACTAAGGCTGAGACTAAGCCTAAGACAGAAGTTATGGAAAACGATAATGAAAGTGAAACTGCAAGACTGGAAAAAATGTTAGCAGAGGCTAACAAGGCTATGCAAGAAATGCAAGCAAAGATGTTGGAAATGCAGAGCCAAATGAATAGTTCTACACCTAATGTTGTTGTGCAGTCTGATTCTAACTTAACAAGAACGGTTAAGGTTATTTCTATGCTTGCAAGCACTTATGTTCTGAGAACAAACGCAGACCCCAGAGAGCGTGGTCGTTCTTATGTATTTGAGAAGTTTGGCGATGTTCAAAATATTCGTTTTACGGATATGGTTGATATTGTTAATAATTATACTTCTCAGTTTGAAAAGGGTTGGGCTATTCTGACCTCTAAGAAAGACTATGAAGATTTGGGTATTGGCGATTTTTATAATAATATTCTTACAAAAGAGCAGATTGAGGATTTGATTTGCTTGAGTAATGATGAGAGCGTTGATATTATCTTAGATATGGATAAAGAAACGCAAGAAAAAATTGCAGAATTGATTGCCGAAAAGATGAACAGTGGTTATGCTTATGACCTTAATAGAATTAGAGAACTTCGTGATGAGGGGCTTGAAATTGAGGAAATTGCAGAATTGCTTTCGGCTTCTAATAAATAATAAATAATAAGAAACGGAGGTGTTCGGTTGGGTACAAATTTTGCCGAAATCTATGATGAATTTATGTTGCCTATTATTAACGATTATAAAGTTGATAAAATTTATATGACAGATAAAGATGTGGCGTATGAATATCTTTGTGGATTTTTGAAAAATGGTTTATCTGATTTTGATTGCATTAAGCCTCTAACATATACTAAGTCAATAGTGGAAGATGAAGATACTGGCGAACGACATACAGAATATGTCTTTGATTATGATTTAGATATGGATGAGAAAAAGATTATTGGAGAAATTGCAGTATCTAAATATTTTAAGAGATTAACACAAGATGTTAAAGCAAGGCTTCCTTATATGTCTCAAAGAGAATTTAAGAAAGATGCTATTGCTCCGATAATGAAGCAAAATGATAACTGGTATAGCAATCTTGTATCAGAGTATCAGCAGGATATTTACAATTATCATATCAAACACCTCAATGAATTACCATATTGGAGTGATTTGTTTTGAGTTGGCAGGATAATTACATTCGGAACATTTCAACTCCGAATGGTGAATATTATGATGAATTCACACAAGAATGGATAAATGATTATTTTGATGACAGTACATTAGTGCGCTGGATAAAAGAGGAAAAATATCCATTTGATGAAACATATAGAGATTTTGAAGTGCACATAGATAGTGTTGCCGAAATTACTTTGAATATAGACAGAGCCATAGGCGACTATGTTACAGTTTTATTTAAGGATTGTAAACATAGGAATTACCGTGGACAGAAATATAAATGGGACGGCGACACATATTTGTGTTATGATAAGATAAATAAACTTGCAAAAGTTGCAAGGACAAAACTAATTCGATGTAATAATCAAATATCGTGGATAAATCGTGCAAATGGTGAAATATTGACTGAAAAGGCTTTTGTGGGATATGAAGCTACAAGTACAAATCAACAAGTAGCAAAAACGGCAACGATTGAAAATAGACGAATGATTATTTATGTGCAAGCCAATGAAAAAACACAAAGTATTGTATTAAATCAACGCTTTATGTTTGAACATAGTCAATGCTATAAAGTTGAGCATATAGATAACTATAATCAAGAGTCTGGCACAGATGGGATAGTAACAATGATGAAATTATATCTTGTATATTCTCCTATTTTACCTACTGATAACCAAGAATTAAATGTTTGTGATTATTATATGACGAATTATGAATTGTCTATAAACGGTGGAGATATTTCACAAATTAAAGGTTTTTCTGGGCAATTAACGGCGAATGTTGTTAAGAACGGTGACATTCAAACGAACATACCTATCAAATGGTCTACAAGTGACAAAAATGCCGTTACTATAAACGATAATGGTATTTATACTCTTGTTGGTGAAAAAGGCTCTAAGGCTGTTATAACGGCTTATATGGAGAATAACGAAAAGGTATATGATACGATTGAAATTAAGATTGTAGATGATTATTTACCCGAAAAGAAAATCATTATTAGTCCAGCAGATGTTAAAGATTTGAATGAAAAAGAAACCGTTAATTTTACTTGTGGTGTATATATTGAGGGTGAAAAACAATCTGATATTGTCACTTGCACAGCTACTGGTATAAATCCTAAAAATTATACATTAAAAGAAACGGTTGACGGCTATTCTTTGACAAATAACAAAATGAGTGAAGTTCCGCTTGTTTTGACATTTAGCGCAGACGGCTGTGAAGATGTTGTATTGAAAATTATTTTGAGGAGTTTGTTATGATTTACGAGAATATAAATTACAATGGTAATAATTCTGTATCTTATAATGACTTTTCAAAACAACCTTTAATTTTATATAAGATATTAGAATTTCTTATGACTGAAACAAGTCAACCCGCAGAGGACTTTTGGAAATGTCTTGTCTATGACACGAAAGACGCATTAGACAAAGAAAATCTTACATTTGAGCAAAAGAAAGCATATATTTGGACTGGAGACACCGAGGAACAAAAATTCAGAGTATTTATGAAACCTATTATTGGGTCTATTTTGTCCGATAGTAAAAGCCAGACACAATTTAGATTATTCCGCTCTGATACTATACCAGAAACACGGAATAATGCAGTTGTGTGTTATGATTTTAATTTCTTTACAAATGAAAAGACTTGTCTTGTTTATTATAATGGTGTTTTATGCGAAAGAACAGACCTGATGGAAAGTTTGTTCTTGACTGTTTTTAATGGTCGTGATATTGGCGCTGGTGTCGGATATTTATGTTTTGATAGAGATATAAATAGAGGAACAGTATCTAATATAGGCTTAACGAATAGTAAAACATTGTTTGGTCGTTCGCTAACTATGGCACTTCGATATATCAATTTGCCAGCTGGGAGCACCTGTGATGGTTGATATTGAAAACTTAAAAATAAATTATTTTTCAAATGAAGAGCCAGTTCCATATAAAGTTAAGACTGGCAAAGAGTTGAAAATTTATCCTATAACTGTTAAAGAATATCCTGTGTATGAAAGTTGTAAGAGCGTTTTAGAAATAAAAAAAGAGACTGTTAATAATGCAGAGGTAATTCAAATGAGTTATCTTAGATTTTTGACAGATATAGCACTTACAACAGATGGTGCGATTGAGATATTAGGTATTCTACTTGCATTATGTTTTAAGAAAAATGTAGGACTTAGACGGAATAATGAAAAAGTGTTTTTATACACCACCGATGATAAGGGAAATACGGAAAGTGTTATTTCAGAAAAAGAATTTGATGACATAAAAAAAATTATATTATATCAAAATGATATAGATTATGATGATAGGTATGTAAATCCCGATGTGCAGAAAGAATATGAAAAATGGTGCGCCTTAAAAAGTAAAAAGGTGCACAATCCGTCTTTAGAAGAAAAAAAGACATATGTAATGAGTAGAACTGGATATTCTATGAAAGATATAAATGAAATGATTTATAGAACATTTACTCAAGTTTTTTCACATTGTGTTAATAGTGAAATATATTTGAGCCAAAAGATTATACAAGCATCGTTCAAATATGAAATTAAAGATGATATAAAATTTCCGCTGTTTGAACCAAAGGTTGATAAGTATAAAGAAATGTTCAAAGACGCTGAAACTTTTGAAAAGAAAATTCAGGCTGTTAATGGATAATCATTTTTGATATAAAATACAAATAAAGATAAAAGGAGAAAAATATTATGGCAAAAGGTTTACTTGCTGGTTCCGCAGATGTAGATTTCTTTGATTCTAATAATAATATTATTGCACACTCCCGTACTTTGACTGATTCTGGCTTGAATATGGCTATCAATAGTGAGGAAGCGAGAGGTGGACAGGGTAATTGATGCCCCGTATGTAGAGTAATCTGCATAGGACACAACCTTAAAACCAGTAATTCCTAAAGCTGTATCACTACAATAAAATATGAAATAAGGTTTTATGAATGTTGCGAAAGCGGAAATAACGATACAGATTTTCATAAGGTTAAATCCTAAGTGAAAGTAAATGGATGTTTGGTTGCCAAGTTCCGAATAGGAAAAGGTCAAACGACTATCTGAAAAGAGTAAAATCCCAAGCGATAGGGGAAAGAAATGGGTTGCCCTTATATTTATAAGGTGAAGAAATAGTCTTATCACATATCGAAAGAATGTGCCTATTAGTGTGAACGAAATAGGGCTATAAAGTAGCGATTTATAGTAAAAGTAAATAACTTTGTTTTTCCGAGAAGTTATTTTATAATGCAACATTTTGCTCGGAAAGTATTATCACGATTCGTCCTTTGGTCTGGAATTGACCGACCAAGTATGGGATTTGAACTACCTTGCTTTGAACTGCGGTGGTGCTATTACTGCTGGCTCTGATGTATTTACTACCGAGCAGTTTACTGTCCAGACTGAAAATCAACTGGAAGTATCTCAGACACCCAAAGCATTTACAGCAGAAAGCGGTGTAATTGGTTGGTATAAAGCATCTACCGAAGCAGATGACGCTTATAAGAAGTTTGATTTTAACGCAAGCGCAAAGACCGCTACTATTGATGGTCTGAGAGTTGGTGAGACACTCTGTATTAAGTATGTTATTTCTGACTCTACCGCTCGTAGATTTGTTGTTTCTGCTGATTATGTACCGTCTATTGTACACGCAGTAATGACTATTCCGTTGTTTAAGAGTGGTGCTACTGGTGAATCCATCGAGGGCTCTGCTTCTCGTATTGGTAGTATTATTGTTGACATTCCCAACTTCCAGCTTGAGGGTTCTCAGGACTTGTCTTTGTCTGCAAGTGGTATTGCGAGTGTATCTATCTCTGGTTCTGCGCTGGCTACATTTACTGGTAACATTGGTTGCTCCGACCACGGTTATTACGCTGTAATTACTGAGCATATCTTCGGTCAAGATGGGTTCGCTAATGTTTCCGCTATTGTTGTTTCTGGTAGCAACATTGAATTAGGTCACGGAGAAAAGAAAACCATCGAGGTATATAAGATGTATTCCGATGGAACTCAGCCCTCTTTGGTTGATAACACAAAGCTGACATTTACAAAGAGCGGTACTTCCGCAGAGGTAGATGCAAAAGGTGTTGTAACTGCTTCTTCTACAAATGGCGTTACAACTATTGAGATTGTGGTTAAGGATAAAACTTCCTTGACTGCTTCTTGCGTGGTAAATGTTTCTGCATAAGAATTAAATATATTATTCACGCAGTTGTCATAAGATGACTGCGTGAAGTTACATAGTGAAAGGTGGCTTATAGAAATGAGTGGTTATGGTTTTCCTACTTATAGTTTTGGGCAACCAAATACTAATAGTTTTATGAATATAAATGATAACCAATATAATAGATATATGAATATGTTAAACGCACAACAAAACCAGCAGCCTAAAAGTGATACAAATGCTGATTTTATTATTGTTTCAAACATAGACGAGGCTAAAAATTCTATTGTTCAAAATGGTCAAATTAGATGGTTTAGACATTCAAGTAAACCAGAAGTTTATGTAAAAGCGGTATCTATGACTGGACAACCGAGTTTTAATGCTTATAAACTTGAGGAGTTTAATTTTGAACAATCTAACGAACAGAATAGTGTAAACTTTGTAACAATGGATAAGTTTGCAGAACTTAATAACGAGGTGGCTCAATTAAAAGATATAGTTGCAAATCAAAACAATTATATTAAAAATATGAGTGGAAATAAGTCTACCAAGCCCTCAAACAAGGAGGCAAAGTGATGAAAACTTTTAATCCTTGGAGTTCTACAAGTAATTCACAAATGCAAAATGGAAATGGATTAAATCTAAATAATTTTGCAAAATTTCTTAATGTTGCAAAAGGAAAAGGTCTAAACGGAGATTATCTTTTGCAACAAATTAAAAGTAGCGGTAAGTATTCAGATGAGCAAATTCAACAAGCAACAGAACAGGCTCAACAAATAATGAATATTGCTGGAAATGATATTTCAAGCCTATTTAATAGGCTTTTTAGATAATGAAAGGTGGCTTTAGAAACATTGGTTGTACCTAAACAATCAATCAAAATACTATGATTTTGGTTAATATAACAATCAAAACATTAGTTGTGCTACAAGGGGGTGCGACTAATGTTTTTAAGTAACTTATACATAGTAAAATCTCAAGTCGCACTCTATTTACAATAAATATATTGTTTAAGAGGGTGCGCAACTCTTAAATTTAATATATAATATATTTTATTTAAGGAGATTTTATTATGGGTATGGATAACGGTTTAAGCATTGGTGATGCTCTCGCTCTGACTAAGAATAATGATGATAATGGTTTTCTCAGTGGTGGCGCTGGTGGTATTCTTGCGCTGATTATTGTATTTATCTTGTTGTTCGGTAATGGTGGCTTCTGGGGTGGCAATGGTGCTGCTGCAACTTATGCTACTCAGGCTGATATTCAGAGAGGGTTTGACACCAACCAAATTATAAACAAACTCGATGGCATCAATAACGGTCTGTGTGATGGTTTTTATGCTATGAACACCTCGATGCTCAATGGCTTCAATGGTGTTTCTGGTGGCATTACAGAACTTGGCTACCAGATGCAAAACTGCTGTTGCACTACGAACCGCAACATTGATGCAGTTCGTTATGAAAATGCAAAGAACACCTGTGATATTACCACTGCTATTCACGCAGAGGGCGAAGCTACTCGTGCATTGATTAACTCCAATACTATGCAAGCGCTTCGTGATAAATTAGAAGATAGAGATAGAGAGTTGCTGACCGCAAACTTTCAGTTAAGTCAACAGGCTCAGACGGCTAATTTGATTTCTACTATTAGACCGTTCCCTGAACCCGCCTATATTACTTGTAGTCCTTATACCACCCCCGTTGGGTGTAATGGCGTTAATGTAGGTTGCGGTTGTGGTGGAACAGTTGCATAATAATTAGCTGAATAAGTGAATATAACGAGGTGGGTAGAAATACTCACCTCTTTCTGAAAGGACTTGATTGAATGGCATTGACGGCAGTTTCTACGGTTTCTCAAACCGTTAATACAAACAGTCCAGTCGTTTATAACACTTCGGAAAATTCAAATCCTTGTGTTATATCTTATAGCAATGGTTCTTCTACTATTACGCTAAAAAGGGCTGGAAAATATTTAATTGGATTTACTGGTACTGCAACCACAGTTGCTACTGCTGGAGGCACGGTTACTATGCACTTGTATGCCAATGGCACAGAAGTAAATGGTTTTGAGGCTTCTCAAAGTGCTACTGCTGATACTGTAATTATGAATTTGGCTCAAACACCTTTTATGATTAGAGTAAATCCTAATTGTTGCGCTATTACAGATAATGTTCCTGTGAGTATTACTATACAAAACGATGGAACTCCTGCGACATTTACTAACGCAAATATTACTGTTACGAAATTGAGTTAAAATGAACAATAATTCTAATATCAATGGAGAAATATCTGCTCTTGATATATTATCGGTATTTTCTACTATTGTTAATCTATTAACTTATGATAAGGTTATTACTAAAGATTTTTTAGTTGACGATATGAAAATAATACTTGATGATATACATTCGCATTTAGATGAGCAAGATATGAAAATTGATAAAATTATTGAAGAAATAGGCGGTGATAATGTTGGATAAATCTGTGGCGCAAAAATTTCTTGATAATATTCAAGAAGAATATAAAATGATGGACGATAACAATGTAAATAGTGCGTTTTTGGAATACCTAAAAGAACTTATGAAAACCGAAAAACGGCTGAAAGAGGTTATTGATGGAGAATATTATTCTAAAGATAAATGCAAAATTCCAGACGATTTAGATGGTTCTACTGAAATAGATAATTATTTAATGAACGCTTGGGATGAGTTTACATCTTATCGTGAATATAAAGAATTATACAATAAAACAAAGCAAGATGATGACTTACAAATGGCTCACGATGAACTTGGGCATTTTTTGAATAATTTGAACGATGTTTATAGAGAACTTGCAGAATTATGTAGTGATAATATGGAAGAATGTTCGATGGCAAAATCTAAGGTTAAAGAAGTTTATCAAATGTTCCATTAAGTAAAGACATTTTGTTATCAAGGGCGGGTGCATTGCATCTTGCCCTTTTACATATATTTTTAGGGGTAGGATTTTTTTCTTACCCCTAAAAGATTTAGAGGGTGATTCTATGTGTACTTTTGCTGAATGGAGAGATTTTAAGGGTAGAGAATATTTATTTTGCAAAAGAACGGATAGAATTTGTGATTATAGTAAATTTTGCCGATTGCAAAACAAATTCATTCTTAATGACAGATGGGAGCAATGTAGCGTGAAAGACGAAAAAAATATCCCAAGCGGTTCTAACAGGGTTTTGTTTGAGCGTAAGGGTTTTTTATATATAGATTATGGCAATGGAACGATTAAAGTAAAAAATATATTTACATCTGTGCCCGATTATGTATATGTTAGAGACGGTATTGATGGATATGAAATTGCGTTAAAGCCTTTTCAAATTAAAAAGAAAGTAACTAATACTAATAAAAAGAAATGAAACGAAACATAAAACAGGGCGAAATTTATATGGTTAATCTTGGTGAAAATAATGTAGGTAGCGAAGAAAAAGGTGTTAGACCTTGTGTTATTATTTCTGCCGAAATGCTTAACAAGAACAGAAATAATGTCATTATAATACCTATTACATCAAGTACAACCAAGAAAGATATGATAAATCATTATGAGTTGCAAAAAGAAAGCTATGATTTTTTTGCAAGAAAAAAGAATACTGTTTTATGTGAATGTATTAGAGATATTAGTAAAAAAAGAATAGAACGGTTGCTTGGAGAATTAACTCAAGATGATTTAAGTAGAATTGTTAAAATTTTAAGATACAATTTTGTAAATTTATAATAAAGGTGGCATATAGAGAATGGATAATTATACTGAACGAATTGAAAAACTGGTCGATTGCGTAATCAGTGAATTAGAAAACAGAAAATGCGAAGATATGTGTATGAGTGAAATTTTAGAGATGTCAAACTCACTAAGGGTATTAAAAAATATGTCTTTAGAAAAAGAGGTTCCTTATGATTACCCATTTTCTACTTGACATTTGACTCCTTTTGTGGTATAATATAGAAAGATTGATACCAAAGAAAGGAGGCGTAATTTTGAAGCGCAATATATTTGTCTTAGTTATGAGTATTATTAGTGTGATTGCTTTGTTCTATTATACTCTAAAATTTTATCACACAATGACAATAACTGACTTTATATGGTGGGTATTAACCGTTGTGATATTTATTTCAATTATTATTTCATCAATAGTAAACACTATGCGGTTAAATAAAATGGAAAATAAATTATCAGAAATGGCAGATATGATAAGTGATTTTAGAAATGTTAGCACAAAACATCATTATGACGAAATGGCTGAAATAAATAATAACTTAGAATGTATATTAGATTTAGATAGGAAGTGATAATACTTGGCACAGTCTTGGCTCTCATTTTATAGTTACGATAACCAAGAGGATTTAATATTAAAACTATGTCGAAAATTTAATATAAAAGAACCCACTGCGAGATATAATTGTTATGGTGAAGTTGATATAACTTTTACAAATGGTTTTTATGAATATTTGGTTGTATTAGACGGAGAAAAAGAAAACTTTATCATAAAGCGAAGAAGAAATAGAAGTAACGGGTATAAAGATACAAAAAATTATATGTCGGTTGCTAAGACAATAAAGAGTGGTGGCTGGTATCAGGTCATCAAATGGATTGCAAAAAACAGTAATTTGCAATAGTACATAAAATAATTCTTGACATTTAACCCCTTTTATGGTATAATAGTGCTTAGAAAGGATGAATAATATGAAATCTATGCTAATGGATTATGTTTTATTTAGTTTAATCGAAGGAATTATTTTTAACCTGTTTTTCATAAATATTGGAAAGTTAAATAGAATTAAGTGGTGGCAAGTGCCTATTATGGCGTTCATAAACTGTGTTTTAAGTTGTGTTTTGCCACTGTTGGCATATCAACCCATAGTAATTATAAGTAATGCTATATTTTTATTATTAAATAAAAACAGTATTAAAAATTCGTTTAAGTATTCTGCACTTAGCGTATTATTCTTTTTAATTATGGAAACCGCATATAATGTGGTACTTGAGGTATTTTTTCATTTTGATGCTATCGGTGTAAATAGAGATGAAAAGTTAAAAATATTTCTAATTATAATTCCGTTGAGAATAATAGAGGTTATAACTCTATTTCTATATAGAAAAATTAAGGGGAATAAATAATGAAGATTATTATTGGTTCTGGCGTAGTGCGTAAGTAATTGCACTTCCAAACGGTTTTCTTATTGGCTCTTTTCCTTATAAAGAACCAAGGTACATAATAAATATAATAGGAGCGTGATATGTTGTTAGAAAAGATACAAGATTTTATCATTGATAAGACAGGGAATCACGATTTGGCATATTATATTACCTGTTGTATTTATCTTATCTGTGCTTATGCACCGATAATTTTTTTTGGGTTTATTTTTAGAGTTTTACCATTCGTCATAATTAGCGCATTTGTATTTAATATTATTAGAAAATATTGTGGCGGTTTTCATTGTACAACAAACGGAAAGTGCATAACCATTTCAAGTATTTTAATTATTCTTTGTGGATATGTTGCACAAAATTGCTTGAATATGTTATGGGCTTCAATAGTGTTGTGTCTTTTTGCAATAAAAGATTTGTATATAAAAGCGCCATTTGATAGTCAAATTATAGATGTTCCACTAAAAGATAGATGGTATAACAATAAACCTTTTTCAATCGTTTTTAAGAGATTAAATATAAACACAAAGAAATATGATATTCCTTATGATAAGGAATGGTATAGAAAGGGTATGATTAAATGGATAGTCATATCCTTATTTTTTGTGCTTTTATTTTTATATCTTAAATTATATTTATATACATCTTGCATTTTGTGGAGTATTATCCTTTGCGATATAACACTCTTTCTTAATAAGGATGATTTTCTATAAGTGGTAACTTCAAATGGCAATGACTGATGAAAACATTAGAGTTGAACTAAATAGACTTGATAAAGATATGGTAGATACAAATAAGCGTATAGACCACATTGAATATGATGATATTAAGGAAATTAACCAAGAAATCAATAATGTTAAAATTGAATTAAACACTAATAATTTACTTGTAAAACAAGCGACAGAAACAAACAAAAGTTTGGCATTAACTATGGATTCAATGAAAAGTGCTATGGTTGAATTAGCACAGAGCATTAAGTCACAAAATGAAACATCGTTAAAACAAACGGAAGTTATTTCAAAGTTAAGTGAAAAATTAAATACTGTGGACTCTAAAGTCAACAGCGTTGAAACAAAAGTAAATAGTGTTGAAACAAAGGTTGATAATGTAGAGAGTAGATTTGATGATGTTGACACTGAAATTCAAAGAGTAGATAATAAATCTAAGATTGATATTACAGAAACACAAATATCTTCTATAAAATCCTTTTTAGCAAAATATGGTGGTTATATTGTAGGTGGCGGCGGGCTTGTCGCCATTATAGTTGAGTTAGTTCAAAAACTATCTTAATAGGGGTTTTATCGCCCCTATGTACATAATAAATTAAACAGGGAGGTAACTTCTTTGATATATTCATTTAGTGTGAATAAATTAGATATTTCTTGTAATAACGCAAGAAAAATTATATTGACCGACTCTGTTCAATACCACATTGCGAAGTTCAAATTTGACGATAGCTGGGATGGCTTTTCAAAAACAATTTGGTTTAAGAATAAAAGTAGTAATGTGGATGATGAGGATGTTGTAATCCCTGTTATTCTTGGGGATGGAGATACATTTTGTGAAATTCCTTGGGAAGTAATAAAGAGAAAAGGTCTTTTTGTTGTTGCCGTACAAGGTATTTCAGGTGATACAGAAATTTGGACAAAAGATAAAAAGCCGATTATTATAGAGGAGAGCGACAAAAGCGGAGATACAACGCCGCCAGAGCCTACTATCCCTATTTATAATCAAATCATAAACCTGTTAAGTAATAAAGGTGACAATTTACAATATTCGCAAAATATTTTATCATTAAAAAGCGGAGATAAAATGCTTTCAAGCGTTATTGTTGATACTGGTAATAAAGAAATCCATATTGGTGATGATGAGCCACAAGATATGGAAATTTTATGGATTGATACAGATGAAGCGGATAATGAGTTAAAAATAGACCCAAAGATTGTAGATGGAGCTATTGGTGTCTCTGCAACACAAGCAGTTTATGATTATGTTAATGAGAATAAACAAGAGTTATCTGAGAATATTAGTGATGTAAATAAGCACTTAGAAAATGTGGAAAAATCTGTCACTAAGAATACTTCCGATATTGCAGACCTTAAAGTCGTAGATGAAAACTTAACGGCAAAGACTGCGGAGATTAAAAATAATTTAGACAACAATTATTATAATAAAGATGAAATAAACAATTTGGTATCTGGTGCATTTCATTTTAAGGGCACGGCAGATAGTTTTGACGGAACAGATATTATTATAGACGGTCAAAAACTAACAAGTATGCAAAATGGTGATGTTTACCAAGTTGATGATAAAGAATATGTATATGATGGGTCGAAATGGGTTGAATTAGGCTTTAATATTGATTTGTCTGCTTACGCATTAAAGACAGATGTTTCAAAAGATATTAAAACCGCAAAAAGAGAAATGGAAATTAGGATGGATGAATCTATCAATATGAGCGAACAAGTCTATATTGGAACAGAACCTCCAGATAAAAATCAAATATTATGGATAGACCCAAGTGATATGGAAGGAGTTTAATGATTTGAGTATTAAATTCAAACAGAATGGACAATGGGTAAAAATTCCAACTCCGAGTCAAATTGATGATAGTGCTGCAAGCGCAGCGACAACATATAGTAGTAATAAAATAAATGAGATTATTCCACAAAATATTGCAAAATATTTATTGGAGCATAAAGATGAGTTAGGTACGGATGATTTTACTAAGTTAAAAAATACTCCATACACTTTAATTGGTAAAGCAGATACAAAGTTTACATCTATTGATACAATGTATAGTTATGATACAGAGTCATCTTCACCGAAACAAAATGTAGATAATGGTTTATATTTACTAAAAGAGGATATAGACTTTAGTGCTAAGCATACTATGAATTTTTATGAGTATGTACCACTTAGTATGTCAGGGAGCGAAGAATTTTCTTATACTAATTGGGTATTTACAATACCAAAAGGTTCTACTTTGTCTGTTAAAGATACTTTTGTTACTATTGTATGTCCAAACAGTATAGATTATGAAATAAAAACTGCATCAGTCAGTGGTGGAGACCAAGCAAGAATATTTATGTTTATTGCTACAAACGGAGATAATAATGTAAGCTCTTTTTGTTTAGCAAAAGACGGATTTGAAAGTCCATATACATATTATGATGCAATCCTTTATAATATATTCTCAAATGTAGAAAACTTTAGTGAAGGTCAACCTATTGTAACAGCTAATTCTTATCAAGGCAGTGGCTCTATGCCATTTTTCAAATTAGGAGAAGCAGGGGCAACAACTACATCAATTACTGATGATAACTATACAGATTACACAACAACAGAAAAGTTAGCAAAGTTGACTGCTGGATTATATTATGTCAATACAGATAAGTTGTCTATTAACTTAAAAGGTGTAGACATTAAATCAAAGATTAGCACATTATTCCCACAAACTAATGTAGATGATACTATTGATGTTGAAAAAGGTTCACAGATTACTGTTACAGTTAGACAGTCTGGTAGTCCAGAAACAGGTTATCAAACACAGAAACTCGTAAATATTTACAACACTCTGCAAGGAGTTGGTTATCCTTATTCAGTTTTCTTTTTAGATGCTGAAAATAATCCAAGTGCAGCTTTTATATCTATGGGCAGTGACTTAATCAACAAAGCATTAAGTAATGCTTATTCTGCCACTAATCAGATTAGTGAAATAATGAATACTTGTATTATAGATGAAAGTCTCAGAGGTAAAGTTCCTGTAATTTCTGCTCCTGATACACAAACTGCTACTGGTGTTAAAAATGTGTTTAAGGCTATGGACTTGGCAGATGTTTTTGGAGATAAATTTCAAGATAATGAAAGCACATCAGTTGTATTGAACAATCATACCGAGTATAGATGTAAAGTTATGGCTTCACTTAATCTGTCATTACCTGAGACAATACCTGACGACTATAACTCAAGAATAATATTTGAAAGTGGAGAGACTGCTACTACTTTGTCATATACTGCTGGTTCAATAAAGTTTACTGGTGATGACTGTGACAGTAGTAATGCGCTTGTTCCAGCTAAGAATACTTCATATGAAGTTGATATAAAGTATTTAGGACTTGATAGTTCAGGTAATAAAAGAATTATTGCGAGAGTTGGTGCATTTTGATGGACAGAAGAAGAATGATACTATATGCTACGGAAAAAGTGGATTCAGACCAGTATTTTAAGGTTCCAAGATATGCGACAAGAACAACAAATATGTTTCGTAGTGCACATCAACTTACGGACTTTACTCTTGATTTTTCAATAGCAGAAAATCTTGCATATTGTGATATGATGTTTCAACAATCTTCTGCAAAGACAATTAAGATAATTGGACAGCCAGCAAATAAAGTATATGCGGCTGGTATGTTTCACGAGGAAAATTCATTAACAGCATTCACTGGGACACCTTTTGATGGAACCAAGATGTATAAATATGTAGAGGCATTCGTCTTTATTCCAAAGCTGACTGAAATACGGTTCGTACCTAACACATTAAGTGAAAATATCAAGCTTGCACAATCATCTTTATTGTCAAACGAGTCTGTTCAATCCATCATAGATGGTCTGGCAACAGTAACAACGACTTGCACTTTGACTCTTCACGAAACAGTCAAAGCTAAATTAACAGACGAACAGAAGTCAATAATTGAAAGTAAGGGATGGACGATTGCGTGAGTAGAATTAGAAAGATAACACTATATAACTCCTTTGAGTTAGGAGAATTTATTACAGGAGCTGAAGTTTAATTATGTTAGCAAAGTTAGTTGACGGTCAATTAGTTGTGGAACCTAAGAAAGTAGTAATTGCTAATCCAGAAGAGAGTCTGCTAAAGACTTATCTTGGATTTAAGGATTATGAAGAGGACGATATTCCTGACTATAATCAAGAAACTCAGTATGTTGAAGCGACTTACGAAGATACTGAAACTAAAGTCATTAAGCACTATACTATTAAAGACATTCCTCAAACGGTTGAAGTTGGAGAATAATGTAAGAGAGTGCTTACACTATTCATCACACTTAACTGTTAGTGCTTAAAATTAGTGGTAATTTTATCTAAACATTTAGATTTTAACTTAAAATATTTAATTTTAACATAATTAAGTTATAATATATTTGACAACCGCTCTGAAATATGGGCGGTTGTAGTACATAGTTCATTAAGGAGAAAATTATGAACATTAAATTAAAGAAAGATTATTTGAAAATTGAGGAAATTGGCAATATTACAAATCAATGTGCAGACCCTAAATTATACTCATATGAGAGAGAAATTATTAAGGTTGTATTGGTCGCTAAATATTGTGTAGACGAAGATTTTGGTGACAAGGCAGATTGTGACATTTATAATGAATTAGCCGAAAAGGGCTTTACTGCTGAAACCTATTGGCAGATTAAAAATGTAGATGTACTTGAAAACTGCATTGCACAGGATTTAAGCCTTGCCAAAGCATTTAGCGATTTCTTTAATCATATTAGCGATAAGATTGATGAATTTGGCAGTAAGCTGAATTCTAAAGACTTTATGGCGCAAATGGAAACATTATTAAAGCAAAATGCAAATTAAATCAGAAGAACAATTAGAAAAAGTCTTAATGACTCGATTAAAAAAAGCACTAAGCAGAACGCTTGATAGGTGTTTGATTGAGTTGCAAGATATTATTGAACGAGATGTTTATAGTGCTTATTATGGTGGATGGGCTGAAGCAGGACTGCGAACATATCAATTTGAGGAGTCCTTTGTTAAGCGTAGACTGAAAACATCAAAGAATGAAATAATGGGAACAATCGACCAAAATTTGTCTAAAATGACTATTTATAGATTTTCTGCAAATAGTGGCGAAAGTCTTAGTGGTATGGGCGTACACTATCCTGACCGAAAAACACTGGCACAAATAATTGAAACAGGTGTTGGTTATCATTTCGGATATGCACCAGCAAGACCATATTGGACAAATTTTAAGTTATGGATGAATAGAAATTTCTATACAATATTTCACGAGGAATGTGCTAAGTTGGGCGTAAAAGGCGTTATCACGAACATACAAGGGGCAAATTTTGTATGGTAGTATGTGGATTAGATATGAGTTCCAAGAAAAGCGGATATGGGCTTTTTAAGGATGGCAAGCTGGTCGATTATGGAGTATGGGAAATACCCGATACTAAAACTGACTGGCGTGATAAAGTATTGTGGATGGGAGATAGATTAAAGGAATATATTTCAAAGCATAAGATTGATAAATTTTATGTTGAAGATGTACCGTTGATATTGAAAAATCCACAAACATTAAAGATATTATCCTGTTTACAGGGTATTATTTTAGGAATAACCTCTGCTCTTAATGCGGAGGTTATTTTCGTCCCTGTTGCTAAATGGCGAACAGATTTGGGTTTGTTTGATGGGAGCAGAGATGGAATGGAAAGAGAAAAAATGAAGCAATCAAGTGTTGAGTATGCAAATAAACATTTTGGGCTTGAACTAAAATGGGTTAGCAAATGTAGTAAGAAAAATCAAGATGATACTGCTGATGCTATAAATATTGCATATTCACAGATAAAACCAAAAAATACTTTTGGTAGAAAATCAAAGGTAGGTGGTTGATAATTGGCTGAATTTTATATAAATGCGAAAGTCAAACTTGATACAAAAAGCGTACAAGAGCAATTAAATAAGGTTACATCAAAAGCCTCTAAGTCAATGCCAAAGATTGATACAAAGCAGTCTACGGCGGCTGTTGGCGGTCTTATAAGTAATGTAAAAAGCCTTGGTTCGCAGTTTGTTGAAACAACGAAAAAGGTCGCAGAATTTGGCTTGAGCACATCGGCAATCTCACTTTTTACTAACGGAGTGCAGAGTGCAGTAACAACGGTTAAAGAATTTGATGACGCTGTTACAGAATTAAAGAAAGTTAGTGATTTAAGTGGCGATAGTTTAGACTCATACACTCAAAAGTTGGGTGAAATGGGTACAACTGTTGCTCGTACAAGAACTGAAATGACAGAAGCCGCTACTGAATTTAAGAAGGGCGGTTATTCTGATGAAGATGCGGCAACGCTTGCTAAAACGGCGGCTTAATGGTATAAGGTCGCAAAAAACAGGGTGAATTGCTGGAAAATCCTTAGAGTTGTACATACTACAACATAATAAGAAATTATAAGTGTGAATGTTTGAAAAATGTACAAATTGGACAATCAGCAGGGAAGTCTTATTTGAGATAATAGGAAACCTTCAACGACTATCGAAAACAATCAAGATTTTTCTTGACAAATGTAACTAATTATGATATAATATATAATTAGAATAAGCCATAGAAAATGGACGAAGTGAGTAGAGTACACTATTTTTATAGTGGAAGTGCCCTGTGCCTTTTTAGGTGAAGATATAGTCTAAACTTATATGAAAATATAAGAAAAAAAACAATGACAGAAAGAATAAAGAATGAAAACAGAAATATTTTGTTTTGGGATAAAATATAAATCAAAAGCAGATTTAGCTCGTAAATACAATATATCTTATAAAACGCTTGACAGTAGACTTAGAAGAGGATATACGGTTGAAGATGCGGTATTGACAACAAGAGAAGAAACTAAAAGAAAATCTCTTGATAATTTTAGTCAAAATCATAAAATTTTAACTGAAAAAGAAGTTAGAAAACGATTTGAAAAATATGGATATAAAATTATTGAATATACATATAAAAATAATCGTACAAATATTTTATGTTATGACAAAAATGGATATAGGGTATATATGAATTTGGCTAACGCTCCTAAAAATAATGCACAAATTTTTTCTGTTTCTTGTAATATGGATAATTTTATATATAATGCAAATTTATATGCAAAATTACATAATTATAATTGTGCTATTATAGATTTGAAAATTGGCACTTTTAATCAGCCCGATATTTTGTGTAAATGTAAATGCGGAGAACAATATTGGTGTAAATTTAACACTTGGAAATATTATGGTCTTAGTGAATGTCCGACTTGTAGAAAAACATTGTCGAGATATGAGGAACTTGTTGCTGAATTTCTAAAAAACAATCATATAAAGTTTGAAAGAGAATATAGATTTAATGATTGTAGAAATATTCTCCCATTGCCATTTGATTTTTATTTGCCTGAACATAATTGTTGTATAGAAGTTGATGGCGAACAACATTTTGAAGAAAATAAAAATCATTTTTATAGTTTTTATGGAAAAGATGGTGTTGAAAAATCTTTTGCAAAAAGAGTTGCTTTAGATAAAATAAAAACAAATTATTGTTTACAAAATAATATCAAATTGATTAGAGTATCATATAAAGAATTCAAGAAGGATAAAAAATTTGAAAAAATAATATTAAGTCAATTATTTTAGCATCAATAAGAATAGTCATTGTTTTTAGTTTAATATAAAAAATTGTTATACCAAAACATTGCAGACGAGGAGCTAAGCGCCTCTGATGCTTCTGCGGTTTTAACTTCACAGATGAAAGCGTTTAATATACAAGCGCAAGATAGTACGCATATTATTGATGCTATCAATGAGGTCTCCAATAATTTTGCTGTTTCATCTGGTGATATTGGTCAAGGTTTGACAGCCGCTGGTGCTGCATTAAATACATATGGAAATAGTTTTGAAGAGACAATCGGTCTCGTAACTGCGGGAACAGAAATCTTCCACGGAAAATCACAACAGGTTGCCCGTGGCTTAAATACTATTGCTTCTCGTATTTCAACGGCAGATGAAGCACTTGGGAAATATGGGATAACCGTAAAAGACAGTAGTGGCGAATTAAAATCTACCTATGATGTTCTTGCAGAACTTAAACCTAAATGGGATGAAATGACTTCTGCTGAACAAACTGCTCTTGGTAAAACATTGGCGGGAGTCAACCAGTACAAGATTTTATCAGCCGTTATGCAAAATTTCAGCACTGCTATTGATGCAAATAATACGGCGTTAAATAGTTCTGGGTCTGCCACTCGGGAAAACGCTGCATATATGGAGTCTTTACAGGCTAAAATTACAAATCTGAAAGCAACTTATGAGAATATTATTCTTGGCGATGGTGGCATATCAGATTTTGCTAAGAAAATGCTTGATAGCGCTAATTCCATATTGAAGTTTATAGATTATGGTAATAATTTACAGGCAGTTTTAGGTGCGATTGTTGGTGTTTTAATAACTATTAAAGCACAAAAAGTATCATCTATGATAACAACGATGATACAACCGTTAAAACAATTAGCAACAATTTTGGCGCAAAATCTGTTAAAATCACTTCCTTCCGTTGTTTCTCATTTAGCGGGATATAAAGGTAATGTTTTAGCAGTGGCTGCGGCAGAGGAGACGGCAACAGTAGCCACATCCGGGTTAAAATTATCATTAGATACATTAACGGCTGGAATAGGTATTATAACAACTGTTATTAGTTTGATTGTTATGGCGAGCAATAAAGCACAACAGGCGCAAGAGCAAGCACAACAACAACAAATTAGTAACTTACAAACATATACCGAAACCGCCGATAAATATAAAGACTTAGAACAACAATTAAATAAAACCTCTTTAACTCAAGAAGAGTTCAACTCTATTATTAAAAACAACCCTGAAATATGGGGAGAGTATAGAGGCGAAGTCGAAAAAACAAGCGAATCTTTAACTAAATATAAACAAATACTCGATAGCGTTGCGGCTGGTAAAGCAGAAGATACTTTTAGAAGTAATGTTGGAGAATTTAAGTCTGCCGTTAATAGAAATTACTCAGACCAAAATACTTATGGCGGCGTTAGTTGGGCTTCTCTTGGCGCATTTGCAAAGGATGCTGGAACATCTTTGGGTCAAGCAGGAATTGGTCGTTCATCTGAAGATGTATTAAAGTTTAGTGCTGGTAGTATAGATGAGATGATTCAGAAGCTAAAGGCATATCAAGATGAACTTAATTCTTCTGCCAAATCAGAAGAATACTCTGCTTCTCAACAGGCTAAATTTAGTAAACAAGCTGATGCTACTGGTCTTATTATCGGACAATTAACACAACAAAAAGAACAAGACCTTGAAGTTATGAAAGCTATGGTTGCGGCTTATGATGCTGCACCAGAAAAACTTTCTCAATATAAAGACATTGTAGAACAGGCAAGGGATGCTATAAAAGATTCTGAGCCAGCACAAAAAGAAACCACAAAAACCGTTGCTGAAATGGCGGCAGAATTGGGTCTTACAGAAGAACAATTTAATGCTTTTGCTAAAAGCCAAAAAATGAGCACAAATCAGGCTTATGATTGGATTAAGACTGTTCAAGAGTCAACAAAAAATGCAAAAAGTTTGTCTGATACATTATCTGAAGCAAATTCTAATCTTGACCTTGCCACAAAGGCATATAAAGAACTTAATGAAAACGGTGCAGTTAATGCAGACACTATGCAACAACTGTTATCTTTGGATTATAAGTATTTATCTGCCTTAATAGATTCTAATGGACAAATAAATATCAATTCTCAGTCATTACAAACGATGTCTGAGTTAATGAAAAACGATGCCATTGAAAATCTAAAAGCAGCTGCGGCTAAAGATGTCGTTACTATTGCGACAAAGAACTCATCTGAAGCGTCTGACCTTGCACAAGGTGCAATAAAGGCAATGAATGGTGAGATGGAGAGCACAAGTCTATATGCTATGACTGCCGCTGGAGACCTTACTGGATTTACCACCGCTGTTATGCAAGCAGCTGCCGCCTCAAAAGGTAAAGAAATAGATGTTTCAGCTCTTGGTGAAACAAAAGCAAAGGAAATAAAAGCGGTTGTGCAGTCATATTTTAGTGTTGCGCAAGGTATTAGTAAAATTTCTATTGCTTCTACAACTAACACAAAAGCCACTCATAAAAACACTTCTGCTACCAACAAGAATACAGATGCAAAAGAAAAGAATAGGCAGAAAAACAAAGAACTTTCCAAGGAAATTGACAGGCAGACCAAGAAACTTGAAAAGCAAAAGGATAAACTGAAAGATAACATTGACGCTTGGAATGACCAAGCTGAAGAAATGGAAAAATTATTTTCTATTGTTATCGACCGTATTGAGGAGAAAATTGATAAACTCCAAGAAAAGAATGACAAGTATCAAGAGAAAATAGATGCTCGCACCGAAAAGTTTGAAAAAGCAAAAGAAAAAGAGGAAAAAGCTCTTGATAAAAAGATTGATGCTATTGATAAAGAAATAGCCGCTCAACAAGAGGCTAACGATGCAGTTGACGATGCTATTGAGTTACAAGAAAAACTTGAAAATCTTAGAAAGGCTCAGTCTACTAAGGTTAAAGTTTTCAAAGACGGTCAATGGACTTGGGGAACAGACCAAGCGGCAGTTGATGAAGCCCAAAAAGAGTTAGACGAATATAATCGTGCAAAAGCACAAGAAAACGCTATCGCCGAACTTGAAAGAGCAAAAGAGTTACTTGAAACACAAAAAGACTCTTTGGATGCTAAATATGAAGCGCTCATTGCAAATGATAAACTTATAAATAAATGGCAGTCTATCATTGATAAAAATAATAAGGAAATTGAGTTACTTGAAAAGCAGAAAAAAGAAGTCGAAGATATTTCTAAGATATATGAAAGAATGGAAGAAAATGCCATTCTTAAAAAATATCTCAACACAGATAAAATCTTTGGTACAAAAGGCTTAAAAAGTAGCGTTCTTCCCGCCTTGCGTGATGTTGAGTATGAATATATCAACATTCAGGACTCTATTAAAGATGCCGAAGAAGAAGTTAAGCGATTTGAAAAGGCAATTAACGGTCTTAATGATTTGTCGTCTCAGGTTGGAAACTCAGAGGGTTCTGTTAGTGGTGGCTGGGTTCAAAGACAAATTGACAAGTGGCTTAATAAACTAAACCCAAAGAGAAAGTCAAAGAAAAAGAAAAAAAAGAAGAAGCACGCAAATGGTGTTGCAAATGTAGCCAATGATGAAATTGCCCTTGTAGGCGAAAGTCCTTATGAGGAAATGATTATTGGCAGTAAATACAATACTGGAACTGTTGCCCAGTTGTCTAAGGGTTCTGGTGTTGTAAATGCAGCGGCAACAAATACTTTGGCGGGTATTCTTAATACTTTTGCAAAGAGTAATTTTGGCGCAGGAAATGGCGTATTAAACAATAATAATCGTGACTTGTCTACCACTATTAACATCTCTAATTTGAATGTTGAAACACAGAATGGTGAACAGTTCGTTAATTACTTACAGGATTTTGCTATGAAAATGCGGCAAGAATCTTATAAGAATAAATGATAATTGTGACGGGGTGGGTCTTACGACTCATTCCGTCTTAATTATAGTACATATTTACAAAGGGGTGTTTATTTGAACCTTTTTGAACAAGCAAGAGAGCAACTAATGGCTGGAATAAAGGTATATGTTGACAGAGCCATTAGAGAGGCTAATTGCGATAGGACATATACTGGGTTTATTGTTGATAGAGAAAAAGACGATACAGGGGCTTACACGGGCTTATATAGCGTTGTGGTAAGCAGTAATAAATATACAAAAGTCCCAGTAATAAATAGTGCAAATATATTATCCAAAGGTGAACCAGTTAGAGTTTTAGCACCTATGAATAATTTTTCTAATATAGTAATTTTGAATTAAAGGAGGGAAATATATGATTACAAAGCCGATAGGTATTGCAAGAACGCCGATAGATGCAACAAAAGAGGCTATCTTTGAATTTTATACAAGTGGAGGCGACCAAATTTATCAAAACTGGTTTGAGATTTGGGACACGAACGATTTAGATGTTGTCAACGAAACTGTACAAAATAATACACACTTAAAATATTTCAAAGAAAGTATTACCCCATATTATGATTTTAATAACATATATGACCCTACTGACAGTGAGGCAGTAAAGAATGGTGGGCTTGAAAACGGTAAAACATACTATTATCGTTTTATGACTTTTGGGCGTACTGGCTCAAGTGAATATAGCGACTTCTTGCCTATTCTTTGTCTTGCAACTCCTACATTTGAAATTACAAACCCTAAAAACAATGAAATAGTTAAATCATCTTCTTATAGTGCGGTATTGAAATATATGCAAGAGAATGACGAACCGCTTAATCGTGTAACATTTTCTTTATATAATAGTTTTGGAGATTTAGTAAAAGATAGTGAAACCATATATGTAAATGTTGGTGACAAGCAAGATGATGGGTCTTATCTTATCAAGTATAACATTGAAAGACTGAAAGATAGTGCAACTTATTCTATTGGTGCAAGTGGTGTAACCGTAAATGGTTTAGTTGTTGAGGCAGAAAAAATATCATTTACAACATCATATCAAAAACCAAGTATGTATAGTGAAATGACCTTGACGAATTTATGTGAACAAGGCGTAGTACAAGTAGATAGTAAACTTATTTCTATTGAGGGTAGCGTTTATTCATTAAACAAACCTTATAATAACACAAATGGAAATCCAAGTCAATCTGATATTCCAAATTATTCAAAAAATAATGAAATTGTAAATATCCCTTTTGATAAGAGCACAATAGACCTTGAGGACAAATGCTTAATGTGGGATTTAGCACAACAGAGATTTTCAATAAAAAGTGAAAACTTTGTTATGAGAATGTGGTTAAATACCACAAGATTGTGCCATTTGAATTCTGGTATGAGTTATGCTTTATGTTCATTTGGCGTAGACCAAAAGAATGGTTTTTTAGTACGCTGGGAGAGAGTTGTAGAAAATTCAGAAGTTAAAGATTTATTTTCTCTGTCATATCTCGGTGGTGATACTACTGTTTACAAGCGTTCAAATAAAGTTAATAATTTGAATAATTTGTCAGAAGTATTGGTTTATATTAAAAAAGATGGTTCAAATTTAGATTTACAGTTGGTGCCGATTAAGACAAAAGATAATACATTTAATTTTGCAAATAGTGATGCTCAATATAATAAAACTACAACAATTTATTATGAAACAACTTCAGTAGACCAAGATATAACTAATTATGATTTTGTTACAGAGTCAGAAGATATTTCTAATTTACTTTCTGTTCAAAATCATATGATAGATGAAGTTTATTTATATAATGCTATCTTTAGTCACTTTAATATAAGTTCAGATATGACAATTACAGTAAATAGTGCTGTTCCAACTGATTGGGATGTAAATACTATTGCAGATTGTAATTTTGATACTAATATAAATGCTGGTTCTGTTGGTAAGATTACAGATGTTCCTATGAATGGATTTATATTTAAGCGAAGAGAATTAGGTGGCATAAACTGGATAGATTTAGCAAAGAAGGAAGTTAATTCTGTTGATGATTTTAATTTTTCCTTTAATGACTTTTTAGTTCCAAGTAATAGGGATTTTGAATATGCCCTTGTTCCCACATACGATGATGGTTCAGATGGAGATTATTTAATTCAAAGCATACATACAGATTTTAACGGTGTATTTGTTTTTGATAAAAATAATCATATGAGACTTATGGCGAATGTTAGTTATGATTCTGGTACAAGAAATGTATCTATTGGTACTTTGCAGCCAATAGGAAAAAAATATCCTGTTGTTATACAAAATGGTACAATAAATTATCTTACAGGTGGAGTAAGCGGCACTATATTTAACGATGGGTTTTATACAAATCATCAAATTGATAGGTTTACCATTGCAAAGTTATCTGAATCATATAGTAACTTCTTAGTTAATGGAAAGTCAAAAATATTGAAAGATTGGAATGGGAACATTTGGGTTGTTCAAGTTATTGGCTCTCCTTCTATGGCTTACAATCAATCTACTGGTAATGGTATTATTGACATTTCATTTTCTTGGGCAGAACAAGGAGAATGGGATAATCAAAGAGATTTGTATAATAATGGATTAGTAGATATTTTATAATGGGAGGATTTTAATGTTTTTAACACAAGCAGAATATAATGTAGCAAAACAAACTTCCCGTTTTTTATATTCTAAAATTGTTCTTTTAAGTAAGAATTTTGAGCAAATTGGAGAATTGACAGGAAATGTTATTGGAAATCCGTCATTCTCCATTAGTTCAGATAGTGATATTCGGAGAACTTGTAGTATAAGTCTTATTCCCACAGACAGTTCTTTTGATATTGATAAAGGAAATAAGATATGGTTTGATAAATATATTCAAATCTATATGGGTATTAGAGAAACGCATAAGGATGAGATTATATGGACTAATATGGGCGTTTATATTATAAATGACCCAAGCAGAGCATATAGTGCAGATGACAATACTCTATCATTTCAGGCTTCAGACTTAATGGCACTGCTTACTACAATGCGTGGTGGCGTATATAGTGGCGTTGATTATATTATTCCTCAAGGTTCTAATATAAGAGATGTTATGATAGCGACACTTGAAGAGGCAGGAATTAAAAAATATGATATTTCTATGTATAATTTGACTGTTCCAAATGATATAAGAGTCGCAAGAGGAACAACGGCTTATGAGTTGTTAAATCAGTTAGTAGAATTATACCCACATACGCAGATATATTTTGATGTTGATGGTGTATTTAGATATGGATATATTCCCTATGACGATTCTAATAAAATGTCTATTATTGCAAATGATGACATATGGAAAGATGTTTTAATTGATTATAGTGTATCTAATGACCTTCAAAATGTTAAAAATCATATTTATGTTTATGGAACGACACATAATGTTGGTTCTAATTATGCTGATGGGGTCGCAAAAACTACTATAAATCCGTTAAGCAGAAATGTAACACTCGGTATCGCAGGTGTTAATAAATATACAGATGGTATGTTGATTGGATTTACGGTTGATAAAGAAATTGATACATTTGATAGTATTCTATTTCCTGAATATACTTTTAGTATTGAATACGGAGATGTTGTATTGGATAAAAAAGTAATGAAAGGCAGAGGATATTTGTTTGTCGGTGAATATTATATAGCCAAATATGTTGCTGATATAGATAAAACAACTGGCAAAGATAATGGATATTTTCAATATTTAGGTCATTTACAGTCAAAAGGTGAAGTAAGCGAAACAAGTTCTAATAGTTCATTTTCAATAAATGAAATTGGAGATTTAGCAATAGTTCTTGAGGGCGGGGATTACGATAATCTTTATACCGATGCTGATTGCTATAATTGCGCAAGATATGAATTATATAACCGTTGTAAAATTTATGACGGAGTACAGATAAATTGTGTTCCTGTTTATTGGTTGGATGTAAATGAAGTTATTGAGATTACACTACCAAATAAATATGGTAAAGAAATCACTGCAAGATATTTAATAAATAATATTTCAATAAGTGACACTCAAAGCATTTCTCTTACGAGATTGTATTGAAGAAAGGGGTAATGTGAAATGAGTAAAACGGATGTTGTTTTTCAAAGAGGAACACTCGATGAAATAAATTTAACAGACAAAGTTGATGGACAAATTTTATTGACTACCGACCTTGGTATTAATAATAAAATGTTTACTGATGTTAAAAAGTCAGATGGAATGATTGAGAGAATTAGAATTGCTGGCACGAACGATGTTGACACAAGTTTTGATGAAACGAGCACTAATCCATTGATGAATAAAGAGGTGTCGTCTTGGGTGAGGTCTATGGCATTAGACTTAAATAACACACAAGAGAACAATACCGCCGTTGCTAACACGCTAAATGATATAAAGAATAGTCTTGGAGAATATAAGATTTTATGGCAAAGAGACGAAACGGAAGATTCCTCTGGTTATTCTGTTTATCCGAACGCTATCGGAACAGGCGAAACAGGATTAAAAAATAGAACAAAAGATTTGCCACAAGTTTATACTCTTAGTGAAAAAATAAGTGAACAAAAACAAGGAATAATTGTTTTGTTTTCTGCTCTAAATATAGATTATATTAAAGCAAGTAATCCAAATATGGGTCAAAGTTTTGCAATTTATCACCCACAAGATTATCATTTTATTAGTCGATTTGTGCATAAAAAAGAAGTTGAATTGTTCCCCGGTGCAGGTCATTCATTTTTGTTGATTGGTTCTAATAAATTTGAGTGGAGCAGCACTGCTCTGCATTATTTATATATTAGTGATGATGAGATAAAAGATAATGTTTACAACTTATTTGATTGTGCAAATGCTACACAATATGGTTCATATTGGACAAATACGCCTATTACGGGTCAAAATGGTATTAAATATTCTAATTCCAAATTTTGTATTCGTGCCATTTTGGGCGTTTAATGAGGTGATATTATGAGTATATCGCTAAAAAGAGATAGCGCTGAGAATATAAATGCAATCGAAAAAAAAGACGAACAAATATTGATAGAAACTGACAAGGGCAAATATAATAAAATTTATTATGATGACAAATTGGGTAGTGGAGATATTGTTCGTTGTACATATGGTGGGTTTTTAACTGTTGATGATAAACTTAATGATACAAGTAAGAACACAGTTGAGAATCGAGTTATAAATACTGCATTTCACGAAACTCAAAATAAAGTAGATATTGTTCGCAATGAACTAAATAGTATATCGCACGATATGTTTGATTTGAGAGACACCATCAAAGGTTCTAAAATATTGTGGCAAAGAAACGAAGTTAATGACAGTAATGGTGCGGTTACAAACGAATATAAATTAAAAGAAAAAATATCACAACAACAAAGTGGTATTCTTATTATATTTTCAAGAATGACAAAAGCTCCTGTTGATAATATAAATAATACTAATTTGGCAAAGAAATATACACCAAAGAATTATTGGTTTACTTGTGAATATATACCAAAAACTATTGTTCCAATTATGGGAGAAGGGCGTGGTTATTCTTTTAATTTATTTGGTTCTAATAAATTTGAGTGGACTGGGACAGCTTTAAGATATGTATATATTTATGATGATAAACTTGTAGACAACGATGGAAATTTTACATATCCTAAATATGGACTTGGAGAAGCTACTCCGCTTCCTCCACCTCGATGGTATGGTAACTTTGGAAACAATAATATACAATATGCTAACGATTTCTATTGTATTCGATATATATTAGGTGTATAAATGAAGAATTTTAAGAATAATTTTAAGGACAAATCACAAGGTTTTATTTTGTGGTCTGTTGAATTTTCAAAAAGACTTATTATCATTTTAAGTGCCGCATTTTTAATCTTTTTGATTTATTCAATGGTAGTGCCGTTTTTCGGCATTACCATTAGTGATACTTTAACACAAGAACTTAGTAATGTGTTTAAGGTGACTGTTGGGGCTTATTTGATTAAGTCTGTTATTGAAAATGTATTTAGATATAATAAATTTTCTTTCAGTGAGCCAAATGGTAATTATACCGACAATAATAATTATTTAGATAATAATTATTCAGACGGAGATAGCACTGAAGAAACGACTGAGGGAGATGTAGGTAATGAATGATATTATTTTCTATGCAATCGAATTGGTAATTGCAATCGTTGCGTTTTTACTTGGTAAGTATGTATTCCCGACTGTTAAAGATGCTATTTTAGGCAGTAATTTTGCTGGTCTTGCTACTTGGGTTTACAAGTTCGTTGTGTCTGCTAAAAATCAGTTTGGTGACAACAACGGTAAAAAGAAATTAGAATATGTTACTGAACAGGTCAAAAAAATATGCAAAAAGTATAAGATTGATTTGACCGATGAACAGATTAGGGCGTTGATTGAGGACGCATATACAGAAATGAAAAAGAATATTGCTAATGGGAAAGAGGCGTAATTTATGTATTATTACAATCAAGAACATTACAATTCGGTAGGATATGACAATCCTAATACAAAAAAGAAAGAAACAATTAAGACAAGCGGATGCGGCGTATGTTCGTCTTGTATGGTGTTTAATAACCTTGCAGGAAAAGAACTTTATACAGTAGCAAAAATGGCTAAATTTAGCCTTTCTCACGGTTGTAGGGACAACTATGGTACTAATGTGAAAAAGCTGCTCACAGAGCTTTGTAAGGCGAATAAGGGCTTTTCTTTCACTACTACAACAAATGAGAATAAGTTAGTTGCCCACTTGAAAAAAGGCGGTATGGCTATCGCAAATCAAGGCAATGTTTATAATGTATTCTCTACTGCTGGACATTTTGTTGTTGCTTATAAGATGAAGGGAAAGAATATTCAGGTTCTTGACCCGCAGATGTATAGTGGAAAATACGATGCGTACAGCCGTCCTAAGCGTATTGTAAAGAAAACAGATACTGGATGTATTATAAATGTAACCCAAATGGGTAAGGCTACTGCTGACCGTAATCCCGCATATTATCTTGTTTCTTATGTAAAGCCTAAGCCTAAACATAAAGCTCCTAAGATTAAAGCGGGAGTTTATACTTTGACTAATGAAAGAGGCATTTATAAGGGTGCTGGTGCTCCAACAGGGCGAAAGAAAGTTAAAGATTTGACTGCAAATGGTAGACAGTTTGCTACAAGCAAGAAATTAACCGATAATGCTTTCTTGAAGGCTGGTACAAGAGTAAATGTATTATCCACTAAGTTAATCTCCAGTGGTAATCTATGGGCAGAAATCCCAAGTGGCTGGTTTTGTATTTGGGAAGCAGATAAGAATAAAAAGTTTGTTAAGTAACATTTATATAAAAAAAATTATGGGGTAGGAAAAATTCCTACCCCATTTTTCGCTTTTTTCATTCGCTTTTTATGAATTTTCACTTATCTTAGGCAATAAACTCACTATCGTCTACGCATTTTACAATAGGCGGTCTTGTGGTGTTGGATTCAATATCAACAGGCACATTTTGGTAAATACCATCGTTGTAACCACGCTGATAGGACTCCTTCAGCATTTCATCAAGTTCATCTTGCGTAAATGTAATAAACCCAGCCTCATCTACGCCCTTTACAATAGTGTTAAATCTCATTTTGTTACTCCTTAATGTAATTTCATTAGTTAGCAGTAAAACACGATTATAGAGCGTTCTGTTGGCTCTTAAAGGTGTAATACACGCTCTTTTATCTCTTGTGTTCGTCCTTCGTTCCAGAAGTTTGTTCCTATATACCCGCAAGTCCTGCGAGCCACATTCATTTTATCTTGATTTGTATTACCACACTTAGGACATTTCCAAATCAATTTTCCTGTGTTCTCATCTTTAACTATCTGTATTTCACCGTCAAATCCGCAGACTTGGCAATAGTCACTTTTTGTATTAAGTTCTGCGTACATAATATTGTCGTAAATATACTTAATTACGGATAAGACAGCAGGAATGTTGTTTTGCATATTTGGCACTTCTGTGTAGCTTATCGCACCGCCTGTTGACAACGCTTGAAATTCGCTTTCAAACTTTAATTTACTAAAGGCATCAATCGGTTCAAATACAGGATAATGATAACTGTTGGTTATATAATTTCTATCTCTGCCATCAATCTTAATGAATACATCATTACCAAAACGCTTTTTAAGACATTTTGCAAATTTGTATGTGGTTGATTCGATTGGGCTTCCATAAATAGAATAACCTAAATTATCTGTCTTATCCCATTCTGCGCACTTATCATTCATATGTTGCATAATCTGTAAGCCTAAGTTTTTAGACTCTTCAGACAAATAAGGCTTATGAGTTAAACAAGTTACACATTCATAAAGTCCAGCATACCCCAGAGATATACTCGAATATCCACCGACAAGTAATTTATCAATGGTTTCTCCGGGCTTTAATCTTGCTAATGCTCCATCTTGCCATAGAATGGGTGCAACATCCGATAATGTGCCTTTTAGTTTAAGGTATCTACAATATAGTGCTTTTCTGCACAATTCAAGTCGTTTATCAAATATTTTCCAAAATGTATCAATATCACCATCGGCAGATAATGCTACATCAGGAAGATTGATTGTTACAACCCCTTTATTTAGCCTTCCATAGAACTTATATCCGGGCTTGTAATTCTTTGCATTTGCAATATTTTCAGTATCATTATATGGAGCAAGAAAACTTCTACACAAACATAAAAATGTTTTAGACTATATCTTTATTTAATATTCTGTTACCAAATATTAAATACTATGCGCTTCCAAATAAAGGCTTTCACTTTATTTGTACTCTACTCACTTATTCACATAAGTATTTCTCTTATGTTATGTTTTCGATAGTCGTTTGACCTTATCTAATTAAAATTAAATCTTGGCATAGGATTGTTCAAAGTTTGAATATTCCCTATTAGCATAATCTTTAATTGTCATTTCCTACAATTCCTATTCGGAGATTATACACCCTATATTTATAGGTTCACATAGTTTTAGATGAGCAATAGTTCACCCATCGAGGGAAAACAATTTCCTTCTTTAAGTTTTCTCATTACTTTTTCGCTAATGTAATCAGGAACAAGTCTCTTTGCACTACATTTAGCCGATAACTCCGTTAAATACCAATACTTGCTATCTTCGTGAATATTATCTTCCTCAAGCGTATAAATCAGTTTAGGAAATGCCTGTGTGACATAAATTCCTTTTCTGTTTTTCATTCCCTTTATGCGTTGATTAAGAAATTCCTCAATAATCATTGCAAGTTCATCTTTATATTCGTCTGTTTCTCCAAGATACATAAAGACAGTAATAAAGGGTGCTTGCCCATTTGTTGTTGACATTGAATTGATTTGATAATTAAAGGTTTGTACGCCATCTTCAATCTCTTTCTTTAGGTCTTGCATAGCGTACTCTTTTGATTTTTCTTCCTCAATTCCTCTGTTGCGATATTTGTTATAATAAATATTATAACTATCTCTTACAAAAGGTGCAAGCGCAGTAAGTGTTATACTACAACCGCCATATTGACTGCTGGCAACGCTTGTAATAATTTGTGTTGTGATTGTACAGGCAGTTATGAATTTATGCGGTTTTTCTATTTTAACCTCGTTTATAACTGTTCCATTTTGCAACATATCATCAAGATTTATCAAGTCGCAATTATGGAGAGCAGATTGTGCGAAGTAGTCAATATCCAACATTTTATAAATGTTTGACTATATCATTATCTAAAGTTCTATTACCAAACAATAGATACTCGGCGCTTCCATAATAAGATTTTCGCTTATTATGTACTCTACTCACTTGCTATTGTAATGTTTTTCTCATCATCAGCAGTTTTCGATAGTCGATTAACTTTATTTTTAATATCTTTTATTTCATATTAAAAATCTTAGCACAGGATAAACTTAATAAATCTTCCCCTGTTAGCACATTTCTTAATTGTCATTTACTACAATTCCTAATCGTGAAATGCACACCTTATATTTATAAGTTCACCGAGTTTTCTTAATATGTCACCATATTAAGCCACAATTTTCTTATGGAAATGGATGACCCCTTCTTTGTGCGCCTGTACTACATCTGGCGGCAATAAAAATCTTTCCGTCAAATCTTTACTAACAATACCAGCCATATAATCTCTTTGTGTGGTTACAAGGGTGGCATTTTTATTGGAATTTTCTGTTTTCCAATAGTCATTATTGTTTGACAACAGGGTTAGCAATTCACCGTCTGTACTGTTATCAATATCTCTTTGAAACTCTCTGATACTACGATAGCTTTCGTATGCTCTTGCAGTTAATCTTTGTTTATGAGAAATAAGGTTATTAAATACATCTAATTCAATATCAGAAATATCTATTTCATCTACATCTTTTGCCTTATATTTTTCCTCTATTTCATCCGCTATTTTGTTGGCAATATCTTCTTTTGTTCCATTACCTTCTTCCATTGCAGATATGATTGCTTTAACAATTTTTGATTTATCAAAAGGTTCTATTGTCGCATCTCTCTTAATTACTTGCATTAAACCAACCTTCTCCCATCTAAGTAAAATTTCTTAATATAATCAACACATTCTGTTCTGTTGTCGAAAATCTTATTACAAGATTCTACTAACCAAGGGTGAAGTTTGATTGTAGGTTTACCAAGCATTTCAAGCTCACGATTCTCTTGATTTTCATATATTCCAATCACGGGAATATTATGTTCATTTGCACATTGCAATTCTTGTGCAGTTCCAATAGAATTTGGGTCATTAAAATATACGATAATTAAATCGCTTGTTCTGACTTCGTTCAAATCCCATTCTTTGACTTCTCTATTACTGTCATATGCAACCGTTTCAAAATTATAATAATTTGTTGGGTCTACAATTTCCAGTTTTAGATATTCATTTTTTAGCGACCGTTTAATATAATCTCGCCATTCTGTTTGCTCCTTAAATGTTAAGTTTTGCATACCACCAGCGAGATATATTTTTTCAATCAATAATCATCACCATCCTTAATGTGTTTATTATAATAATCAATATTACAACACAGAGTGTGAATATTGTGATTATCTGTGTTATTTACAACAACATCTACTTCTTTTTCAATACCGTCAAACATACCTACATCAGACAAGTTGCGCCGATATGCCTCCTCTATATCGTCTCCACGCTTGAGTAGTCTAATAAGGCGTTCTCTGCGTGGCGTTTTAACATATATACTAACAAAGTCTTTTTTATTATATGTTCTTTGTAGTGCCCTAAGCCCTTTTGGAGTAACAATAATTACTTTGTCTTTTGGGTATTTAATAATAGGCGAACCATATTGCCACCCATTATATTCAGCCGTTTCAAAAAAACGCTGTCTGTTCTTTAATGAGTTAAATTCATTTTTAGACACAAACCAATAGTCTTTTCCGTCTTGTTCTCCGTCTCTAATTGGTCGTGTTGTAAATGTTACAACTTTTTCATATTTGAAGTTTTTAATTAGTTCTTTTTCTATTGTAGATTTTCCACTGGCGCTCTCACCAATTAGTACAATCAATCATATTCACCAGCCTCAAGCTCAATAATCATATCTTCAATATCATATTCTGCTCCGTCTTGTACGGCAGAAATAATATTATCTACAAATTCACTATCGTTAATATCGGCAAGCCCGCAAATCAAATTATAAGCAAGCGTTGCAGCTTCTTTCTTATTCAACTTTTTTACACCACCTTTTATCGTGTTTCCGCATTATTTTGTCTAATTTCTTCTCTAAAAATGTCATCAACTACACGCTGTAATCTTGCGGTGCAATCAGGACAAATATCTGCCTTAGCCATACCAGAATCATATTTAACCAAACAAGCAGAACTACTACGGAGTTTAATATAGTTAGCGTTACTTTTCACCAGCCGAGGGTTAATATACCCATCACTACATACGCTGTTTTCATCATAAAAATTGTTACAAATATCACACTTATAAGCCTTCGACATAATTTAGTCCTCCAAACAAATTTCATTAAAATAAGGCAGGGTTTCTACCCAACTACAAAAATCTCTCCACTCTTGCAGTCTATGATTTTTTCGTGATTTATACATATTCAACAAAACCTCATAGTTAAGTTGAACAGTTGACTGTTGCATATATCCTGACGGCAAAAGATTTCTAATTTCCTGAAAAATAGTTTTATCTTTTGTTTCAAGATATTTTTCTCTAAGTTCATTTAGTGTATTTACTACAATTTGCCAAGTCGTAGCTACTTGTTCGGTATTTTCAATATCTCCAGCACAATAACTAAAATCTCTAATATAAAACGGTCTTGATGTTCCTTTGTGCATAAAACTACAACTATTTCTTACTGTACCGACCTTATATGTATCAAACTCAGCCCACCAATAAGTAGGTGCAATGATGTCCATAGTAACATTTATCATACGCAAGAATTTACGATGGTCTGTTCCAGCATTTGCAAGCCGTTTCATAAGGGATAGGTCATTATCTCCAATGATATACCTTGTTTCTCGGCGTGTACAATGAAATGAACTGGAACAATTGTCGCAGAAATCTTCATTGCTATTTCCACAACCAAATCCGCTATCGCTCTTATCCCAAGAGTTCATCGGATTACGCATACCTCTGATTGCGGCTTCCCAACCTGATACATCTACATTTTCAATTTTAATCAACTAAAATATCTCCAATTCTATAATCTTTATTCTCAAATTTCTTAGGTACTAAAAATGGTTCCTTGCCGTGATTTAAGATATAAGTAGTGCCGTTTTCTTTAGATATTCTATATTTTACATTCTTGTAATATTGAATATTACCAAAATCAATGTCATTAAAAAATTCAATATACTTATTCATAAAATCACCTTATAAGATTGAAATATTTTGCTTTTCAACCAACATAGCGCCATCTATAATTTCATCGCTATGCTTTTTTAAGTAGTCCTTAATAGCTTTTTTGTCAGGTTTACTTTCAGTCTTTACAACAGTCTTAACAAACTGTTCAGGCAACATTTTTTCATCTACAATTTCAACCACAGTAGACTTTCTAAACTTAATAGCTACCTTTGGCGTTTCAAATTTTTTCATATCTTTAGCAAGTAGATAACTGCTAAGATATTTTTTCATACTTTCTGCTCTTTTTTTCTTTCTTTCCTTACGCTCTTTGAGCGACTGAATTTCTTTATCAATTGCTTCTGCTTCGCTCTCAAGGTTTTTTTGATAAAGTGCAACGCCTTCAATCTTATCATTGAGTTCCATATAAAGGTCGTTTAGACCATTTTCGTCAATAAACTCTCCTGTTTCGGGGTCGCAGCCAAACTCAATGGCAGACTCAAGTTTTTCATTGATTTCATACAAACTTGCCATAAATTACTCCTTTAATAAAATTGTGTTAATCCCGTATTTGTCACAGCACTCCTTTTCAAGTGCACATCCACGAGCATTTTCATATCCGGGCAAGAAAACTGCATAATCTGCTTGTGCAAGTACATCCAAAGACTTTGACAAGTACCAAAGGCTCTTATTGATATTATTATATTCGCTATACGGATAGTCAGGAAAATAACTATCTAAAATTGTTACATTGTCAAAAATACCATTTACAATGCTGATTGCCTCGTTTCTTGCATCCTTGATTTCGTCATCGGTCTTGTTTTGCATAGGTTGTGAAATAAACACATTTACCTTTTGCTTTGTATTAGAGTTAATAATATTATCTGTATTGATACGCATTTTTTCTCCTTTACAGTCTTTCTACTTTTGTAATATTGCCACTAAAGCCTTTAATGTATGAAATATCACCCATTTGTTTAGCTTTAGAGTTTAGGTTGTTATCAACATAAAATTCAATCATACATCCATTATTCGTATATTGATGCGTTGAATTTGTATCTCCGTCTGCCTTAAAATCACAAATCATTACCGTAAATACATTACCAGTAGATGTTGTAATTCTAAATCTGTCTCCAAGGCTCTTTGCATAGTAACTACCCATAGCGACAAGATAATCATTGCCAACCTTTCTAAGACCATTATTGTCTGTATATGCCTTTTCTTGCAGTTTCCATTGTGCAGAACTTCTACTTAGACAATGATAATTTGTATAAGACTTAAAGTGCATATTTGCAGGGACAGATAATGAGCCTTTTGACTTAGACTTTGCACTATATGTATCATTATCTTTCTTTTGTGAGTCCAATTTTTTAATCTGCTTTTTAAGACTTTTGTTTGATTTGGACAGACTATCGTTTTTCTTTTTCAACTCTTTATTTTCATCAATTAGACTATTATTTTGATATACCAAATCGTTATTCTTTGTTCGCAAAGAGTTAATCTCTGTTTTTTGCGCACTTACAATTTGCTCTTGTTTGTATATATTATCTTTAAGTTGCTTATTTACATTTGCTCCCATAATTGCAATAGCACAAAGACCACCAATACAAATAAAATACACTATGAAACATAATATAGGTCGAACATTCTTTTTCTTACTACTAATTAAAATCATCCTTTCATAACTTTGTGTCTTAATTATACCATATAATTTGTAATATGTCAAGCATTTTTTGTTAATAAATCTAATAACCAAGTTTGTCTTAGGTCATTATCATCTACGGTTAGTGCATACTTAAAAGCGTTAATATCTCCAATATCAATATGTGCTTTTTTGCACCGTGTAGTCGCAACATAAAGCAAGCCTCTTGTAAGCATTTTTTTATGTGCGTTAGATACAATGTTTATGCTATAATCTGTTGTAGAGCCTTGCGACTTATGAACACTAATGGCGTAACCCAAGAGCAGTTGATTTAACTTTGATTTATCAACATAAATCAAATCCTCGTCAAATTGAATAATAAGTCCATTATCAACAACATCTCTAATTATACCTGTCTGCCCATTAACAACAGTAGTATAATCATTATAATCAGATATAGATGCGCCTTCAATTTCTGCACATTGATAATAATTATCTGCCTTAACTGCTTCATAGTCATTTTTTGTGTTGATGACTAAATCGCCAGTTCTAAAGATAATTTTTGTTTTATTCACATTTCTTGTTTGTACTTTTTCATTTGGCTTTGCAGGATTTACCATTTCTTGAATTTCATTGTTAATTGCATATGTGCCAAAAAGACCGACATTAAACGGTGATAACACTAAGATATTTTCTTTTTTAATGCCTTTTTGTAGCAATTTTTTATATTCAATAACAGTTCTATTTAGAATATCATCTGTTAAAATAAATCTATAATTATTATTTACAGAATATTCTAATGTATTTTCATCGTATTTTACAAATTCTTTGTCATTAAAAAAGTTTTTACCTTGACGAACATTTGTTGCAACAAAAAGAGAACCATCGCTTTTGTATCTAAACACTTCGGTTAGCATTGTCATTGGCACGACACTTGATTTAATTAAATCATCAAAAATCTTAGATAAGCCGATTGAGGATAACTGAGCAGGGTCGCCAACAAAAACAATTCTTGCATTTGTATTTGAAATTGAAGTCAATAGCATACAGAACACATCAAGCGATACCATACCACATTCATCTACAATAATAACATCTGTATCAATATCACCAGAAAAACAACGCTTATGAATTGTATATGCTTTTCGTCCTGTGCTCTCAGAAAGAACTCTTGCTGCCTTTCCAGTTGGAGATAAAAGAGTATATGTTAAATTGTTATCTTCCATAAGAGAAATCAGACCTTTTACAGAAGCCGTCTTTCCAACGCCAGCTGTGCCTGACAAAATACTAACATTACTTTCACAAAAAACTTTCAAAGCGTTCAACTGCATATCGCTCATAGTAAAATCATCAATATTTTTATACTTAGTATAATCAATATTAAGTTTTTTACTATTTCTAATCTTTTCTTTTACAAACTCCGCAATTCTACATTCTGCTAAATATGTTGACATAATTGACAAATCTTTTGTTTCTTCGTCAAAGTAAATCAAATCACTTTTTACGGCAACATCTTTTAGCATAGGCAACAGCTCTTTGGCATCATATTCCTCTTTAATATAATAAAACAAATCATTTGCATATAGCCTTGTAGAGCCGTCAATCTCATTTCTGCGCAGAACACCAATAATTAGCGCTTCACAGCGTTTTTCGGACACTTTTAGGTCTGGTTGAATATCCAATATCATTTTATCAATATGTTCAAAAGTACGCCCTAAAATCTCCATAAGAGTATAATATGGTTCACTCTCAATCCGATAAACACATTCCTCGATTGTCCTATATTTATTAAGCAATAACTTACAGTCTGACATTGAAATTTCATAAGGTTGCGTTTGTTTCATAAGATAATAATATCTAAATTTTTCGTTGATAAGCCGTTTATATATGTTTAATCGAGTTACTCCAACATTATAAATTTTATTTATATCAATCTTATCTTCTTCGCCGTTAATAATTAGTCTGATAAAGTTAGGATATGCTTTGTGTACATATTCGGCTTGGCTGTCCGTTGTAATTTGACGCAAAATTTGCATTTCATCATCGTCTGTTAAATCGTCTACATTTAGACTTGGGACATCAATTACCTTATATGAAATTCCATATTTGTCGCTATTTATTTCCTCAAGGACTAATTCATAATCTTGACCCACTGTCAACATAGACAATTCGCCTTTACAAGTAAATGTTCCGTATTGACTGATTGCAAGGTCTTTGTTCTCTTGCATAGGAGAAAGCGCAAGAATATAAAAATTGTCATTGTGATATATTTCTTTAACTACTCTTGCTTTTACTCTTAATTGCATCGCCTATAACCTCTTTCATATTTATTAAAATCCAAACTCTTGTGCCTATCCATTTTATAATTTAGCCATATTGTTTTAATAATAAATTTTTTATTCGCCCTTAAAAATATAAATGTAATATCTCTATTTTTGTCATATTCTGTTCTTACCGAAAACTTAAATGGGTTTCCTTCTTTATCTGTTTCGACCTCAAATATTTCTCCTTTACCGCCATATGTAATTTTATTTAGAGCAATTTTTGCAGTCTTATAGTTAATATGTTTTTCTTTAAGTCGTTCTTGCATATGTTTTGTAAAGTCAATATACTTTATACCATACCAAGAAGCCCTAAATACATTATCAAAACTTGGTTTCCAGTAGATTTCTTTATGATACAACAAAATAAAAATTCCCATTTCTGTAATGATATAATGATTATACCACAAAAAGAGGAATTTGTCAAGAGTAAATTTATGAAATTTTTATCCACATAAATACATTAAAATGTACGATTTCATTAAATCTCCATATTTTGAATTGCATACATTTTAATTATATCTTCATATTCACCAGTCGGCTGATAAATATTTTTGCCGTTTTCGTCATTTCCAATAAATCTAACTTTTTTCTTTTGCGTAAATCCAACCTCAACTATATCTCCCTGTTCGCACGGATAATCTTTATACCATTTTTTATTACACTTGAATTGCTTTGTTTTACCATTCTGAAAATCATATAATGTAATAAACGGCGTTCCGTAACTATTCGTTTCGATTGACTCAATGCCATAATATTCACTATCTGGTATAATAACATTTGTGTCACCAATTAGTTTTAGTTGATAATGGGCTTTTGTTAAATCCGTTGTTTTATGTATTTTCTTAGATTTATAAATAGCGTTCATCAACTTTACATTATCAATACCCTTAAACATTTTATCCGTCTCTTTTTCACAACAGGTAGATATTAGTTTAATTTCTTCATCGGTGAGTTTATTTTTTATAATCTGTTTTTTGCCATTATACTGATTATAAATCTTTATCTGTTCAAGCAAATTATTTATTGTTCCGAATTCATCAAAAAACCCTATTTTGATAAGAATATCTAACTTCTTAGAACTAACAATTTTTTTGGGCAAATCACTCATAAGCGCTATAATGGATTTGTAATGTTTGTCTTTTAGTGAATACAAATACTCACCACATTCTACATTAAGGTCTTTAATCGAACCTATGCCTTTATATAGACAATTTTCTTTTTTGTCAAACCAATATGAGCCCTTAGAGTGTCTAAATTTTGGTAGTCTAATTTCTATATCAAACTGTTTTGCTAATTCTGTGCCACTTTCAATATCCTTTAGATTGCTACCAGCACAATTTAGGTATGCTGTAATAAATTCAAGCGGATAGTAATATCTCATATATGCACATAAATATCCCACCATTGAATATCCTGTACTATGGTTATATCCAAATTGATAAGAAGCGCTATCTTCTATAATTTGTAAAAATGTTTTTGCCTCCTCTTCTGCCACCGCTCTCGGTTTATCGGACTTTTCACAATACCCATCCAATATTTTAGGCATTGCTTTTTCCAGTATGTCTTTTTTCTTCCTCCCTATGGCTCTACGGATGTTGTCCGATTCACTGCCAGACAATCCACAAATATCTTGCAAAAATTTAATTGTGTCCTCTTGGAAGCAATTATGCACTACAATACCACCAGCGACAAAATTATGAGTATTATTTATTTCAAGGTCATATACTGTTCTTTCTCCAATATATGATTTTGAAGTAACTTGCGATAAATAAAACTCATCCTTTTCACGGAATTGCCAAACATATTCTCCAATCTTAATATTGTTGTATTCTTTCCATCCATTTTTAGTTAAGATTTTATGGTCTTTAGTACACACAACACTTCCACACTTTGTTTTTAACTCATAAACATCTTTTATGCCATTGTTAAAAACTTTATTTACTTTTTCTAATCCGCTTGTTGTATATACTAAATCTCCAACAGAAACATCTTTTATTGCTTTTAACCCATTTAGCGTTGATATTTTTTGACTTTCTTCAATACATAAAAATCCATTATTTTCTTTCAACAAATCATCAATCTGTTTAGACGGATTTTTATTTTTTTCCCTTGCAATTAGTCTATCTCGATAGCTTGTTCCTGAAGGTCTAAGGCTTGCATTTACTAATGATAGGTCGTTTATCTTTCTTGGTTGATACTGCTTTAATAATTCATAAGCAAAAGGTGACTCAAATTGAAATATGCCGACAGGACTATCTGTAATGTGTTTCCATACTTCTTTATCTTCCCAGTTAATCTCGTGTGCAGCAGGATATTTTATTCCAGCAAACTTACAACATTCTCTAAGAATTTGAATATTTTTAAGACCAAGAATATCATATTTTACAAGTCCACATTCGTGTACTTCTTCCATATTTACCGAAAGAATTAAGACTTTTTCTTTTTCTTTATTTTCTCCCCAAAACACACCATAATTATCGGGTAGTGTTATAGGACTTACGACAATTCCAGCAGGGTGCATTGATTGTGAAACAACAGTGCCTAAAAGTCCATCAAAATAATAAAACAATTCTGAATATTTTTCTTTCGTTGCTTCAGCGTTTATATCATATTCCTCTTTGATTTTAGCAACATTTGCTAATGAATATGGATTTTCACCGCCATTGTGCTCTCTGCTCCACTTAATTCCTAATGCTCTTCCAATATCGTCTATTGTGCCTTTATCTGAAATTGTGCCCATAGCAAGTATATATGCTGTTTTATTTGTTCCAAACTTATCAATAATATGTTGATATACAAGTTTTCTTTGGTCTGGAGCAATATCTACATCAATATCACCAACCTCGACTCTATCCTCATTTGCAAATCGTGAAAATACAGTATTCCATTTAACGGGGTCTACATCAATAATATCTGTAATATAAGCTACTGTACTACCGCCAACAGAACCACGGCAAGGAGAAGTTGGAATACCATTTTCTTTACACCAACACATTAGTTCGCTCATAAACAACATAAAGCCAATCATATTGATTTTTTTGAATACCCGTAGTTCTTCTTTAATGTTGTCGATATATCTTTTATCATTTGTAATAACGCCACGCCGAACTTTATCTTTATACATTTCAAATATGCGTTGTTTAAGCACATATTCTTCATTCTCATAAGACTTAGGATATTTGACCTTTTTGTCTAATTCCCAATTCTCAATACTATCTGCCATAACATTAGTATTTTCAATGGCGGTTAAATAAACCTCAATAGGAAAACAACTTTGTTCCTTGCACATTTCTACAAGTTCATCATAAGACTTATAGGTTAAATCAAATGTGTCCTCATTAGAAAATTCAATTCTTTTTGACAACTGCAAAATAGAACGACATTCTGCCTTATATTCGTTCAATGAATGTGTATCTGTTCCCATAATAAGTGGTGTATTATATTTTTTTGATAACTTTAATAAATGCTTATTATAGTCCTTTTGTTCCTCGCTGTTTATGTGTGGCTGAATTTCAAAATAATCATAGTTTCTACACAATCTATCATAAATAGGTTCATTAACTCTATCACGCAGCTTATTTAGCGGAGAAGCAAGGCAAGCGCTGATTTTAATAACATTATCAGATAGCGCAAAAAACTCATCAAATGTAATTCTTGGTTTGTAATAATAATGGTCTGTTCTTGTAGACAATTCAATCAAGTTGTTAATTTCTTTTACACCATCATAATTCTTTGCTAATAGAACAGTATGGTAATTATCTCTAATCTTTTCATCAAGTGTTTCTGTTAGATAACACTCAATACCGTGAATATATTTAATGTTATGCTCATCGCAATACATTTTCTTTTCTATCCAGTTATAGATATTACCGTGTTCACTAAAAGCAATAGCCTTTTGTCCAAGTTCTACTGCTTTGTCAACATAAAGTTTATAATTAGTACAACTATCTAAAAGGCTATCTTCCGTGTGTAGGTGATATACAACATAATTTTTATTTCCCATTTTGCACCTACCTATTATATATTTAGAATTATTTACTATACACAAAACATTCATCGTAACTTGCAGTCACGATGATAGAATAATTTTCTTTATCAATTCTTGTAACAATGACTAAAAGTTTACCAATATTATCAATCATATATTGAACATCACTCTGCTTAATTTTCTCAATCAACTCTCTGCATTTATCTTGAATTTCAGAAGATTTATTATATATAAAAAATTCATCACATTCAAATGCCTCAAAATTATCAGGATATTGAATATTTGTTTCATCAAGCCGTATGTGCTCGTTTGTATAATTGTTTGTACTACACACAGGACACAGGTAATACAAAAATCCGTGCTCACCAATTTTATAGTCGTGCTTTTCTACACATAAAGTTGCGCCACAATTATCACATTTTTCAATCTTGTTATCGTTATAACCTAATATTTCCATAGTCGCCCTCACATAAAGTCAACTTCATAATCGTATATATCAAGTGTTGACATATCAATTATACATTGTTTTGTCTTATTTCCTCTAAATTCATTATATCCTAATTCACCGATAAATTCAAGCGTTACTCTTTTCTTACTCAAATCATTTAGATGTAACAATTTTTTTATCTTGTTTGTGCAGTTGAAAAAGATAAAGTCAATGCCATCTCTATGAAATTTAACCGTTCTTTGATTGGCTCCAAGTAATTGAATTTCTTTGTTATAAATACCAAACTTTTGAAAGTGCACTTTTGGAATTGGTATTCCTTCTCCAAAATATTCCTTATTTTCGTCTACAAAGCCGAATAAGTAATTAGGTACATCACTTGTCTTTAATGACATAAAAACTGCCTGTGTTGGCTCTGGTAGGCTCTCAAGGCTATCTATGTAGTCTATAATATCTTTTTCATTACTAATTTGATAAGAAGTACCAAATGCTCTTTGGTGCCCAAGATTATAATTGAATAAATTACTTGGCAAAATATCTTTCAAATCAATAGGACTGCGCACACTACCTTTTAATTCTTCACCGTCCTGTTGCGTTAAAATAATAGGTTTATTATATTCTCCCATCATTTTATTTGCGACAAGTCCAGTTAAAGGTGTGCTTTTAGATACTCTCGCTAATATGATTTTTCCATCATAGATAATGTCTACATCTTTTTCAAGCAAAGATTTTGTATCTCTTGATTGTTTGCTATGTAGCCTTTTACAAACACCAATAATCTCTTCTGGTTCAATTTTACCACATAGCGCATAAAATAGGATTTCTTTATCCTTTTGTGTTCCGAGCCGAATTAAAGAGTTAATATTTGTAACCATACCAAAAGAGAACGACTTGTTGTCTGTTAAATATCCATTAAAATCGCCCACAAAAGGTTTTAAGTTGTAATGAATATCCCTTGTACCCCAGTACCTAAAAGTTTCATTTTCAGGCGTTAGAAAGGACATACCATCTCCGATATTAGCGATAGCAACATAAGAAATTAAACCATTTGCACAATTAAACCCATATTTTGTATCATATGCCCTACAAACTTTCCAACTAACACCTGTTCCTGAAAGACTTTTATTCTTAACCCTTGTGCTTATTTGATTGTTTACTAAGGTGCAATATGGGTTTATTTTTTCTCTTTCGTGATGGTCGGCACAAATAATATCCCAGCCAAGACTTTTTAATTCTTTATCTTGTTTGACATCGTTTGTTCCGGCATCTAAAACAACCAACAATGACGGTTTATATTGTTTGATTTCTTCCATTACAATATTATCAATACCGTGTTGTTTACCAGTATGAAAAATTGGATGTATGCAACAGTCTTTATAGACAGAATGACAATACACATAAAACATTGATGAACTCATAAAGCCATCTAAATCACTATCTACAAGTAAATATATTTTTTGTTTATTTGTAAATGCGTTATATAGTTTTTTACAAAATTCGTCAATGCTTGTATAATTGTTTACATCATCAAGATATTTATGTTTTAACCATAAATCAACATCTTTAACTCCACACTTAGATAAATAATCTTGAATTGTTACAAAATCAGTTTTGTCGTAAAGTGGCTCAATCTGCATTATTACTAATGTTAATTTTCAATTCGGCGTCAAGAATTTCAACATAATTATAGTTGAAAACATCGTAATATACCTCAAATGTTTCAAAGTCTACAATCGCATCTCCATCGTCAGGATTGCGCACCTTCATACCAATCCACTTATCTGTTGGCTCCTTGTCGGTATATACGAATACATCTCCGTACTCAATGTCATCCCAGTCAATATACTCTCTTTTAATTCTGTTAGAATCCACAATCTTCATAATTTTTTTCTCCTTTAATTGTTTAATAGATTTTGTCTTTGTTCCAGTAGCGCTTTTAATGCCACTGTTGTATTTTCATACGCCCCTTTTTCGTAATAAGACTGATTACAACCAATATCTTCTGTTAAATTACGAAAATAACTAATAGCGTTATCAATAGCCTTAATTTTATCTTCTCTTTCGTTTTTATATCTAATGTTAATACAATTCATAAACATATGCAAAACTCCTTAATCATCCATATATGGACAGTCATAAAAAGCAGGACAAAAAGCAGAACAGGTTTTTCCCTCATCACAGTCACATTTCAGTCCTTTGTTATTATCTTCACAGTAGCACATATCCTCATCATCGTCATCAAATACACCAAGAACATATAGCTCGTCAAGAAATTTATCGTTCATAATTAAAATCCTCCAAAAATTTTGTTAGCCTTTTTGACTACAAGTGAATTATACCACATTATAAACAAAAAGTCAAGCGTTTTAATAAACTTCTTCTCGATTTTTATATAACTCTAAGTATCTATCTTTTCCGAGGTCGCTTGGGCTGTCTTTATATCCGTGACCGCCATAGCTTACAATAGCAGTTACTTTACAAAATCCCTTAAATAATTTTGCAATCTTATAAACCTTTTTTTCAAATTTTTCAAAATCTGATGTTTTGTTTCCGTTTTCGTCAACAACGCTATCATAATCAAAGTCTATTGCAATAATAACTTCGTTTACACCTTGGTCTAATATTAAATCTCTTTTTCTTTTACTAATGGCAGACCCATATAATGATACTGAAAAATTATCATTTCCAAAATATGTGTCACATTGCAGCGTACTTTTCTCGGCTTCAAATAAAATGCACTTTTTATGATATTTAATAGACTGTTTTGTGTACCATAAACCATATAAATAGTCATTTGTTGAAAATTTATACTCTGTTCCATCTAAAAGTCTAATTGGATAATACTTTGCTTGACTTTCAGGATTTAAGTATCTGCCGCGAATACCAATAAGTTCTGCGTTTTGATTGAAACACGGTATAGTGATGCAATCTTGTAATGGATAATATCCTATATTATATTTTTCCATTGTTTCTATTGATATATTATCATCAAGCCAAGACTTATGGTAGCCATTATTAAAGAATTTCAAAATTCTTTTATCATAAGTTTTCTCATCAGTAGCATACCCTTTATTCAAGAATTTTAATAAACTACTTTGCCAATTATACTTATTGGGATTTTCTTTAATCTCTCCATTGTATTCAAATGGAATATTTGCGATTTCACAAACATATTTAACACACTTAGGAAAAGACCATTTATCTCCAAACAAAGCACGATTTTTTTTGACTAAATCATAAACATCAAAACTTTCTCCACATACATAGCAAGTAAAACTTTTTGATTGTTTATAATAATATAACTTAGCTTTATGTCCGTGCTCACAGGGTTCTGTATTATGACAAGCAGAATAAAATATGATTTGCTCATCATTTTCTTTATATATATCGCTATTTAGCGAAAATAAAATATCTTTAATATTATTGGTTGTTAATTGTTTATTTATTCTATTAACATTAAATTTCAATTTAATCAACCACCAAGAATAATTTTATAATTTTTATCTAAAATACGCATATTAAGCCCGTATGTTCCATCACCATATGTAATAACAATACTACCGTTTTCTTGTTTGATGTTTTTTACATTGTTATATATTTCTGTTTTATTTTCTTTTACTCTTTTTACTACTGCTTTCATTCGACATCCTTTTAGTATATTCTGCAAATTTTTCTAAAACATTTTCATCTTCTGTGTTACCATCTACTACCATATAATTAAACCAACTACCATAATCAATAATAACGCTATCTCTTTCACTATTAGGAATAAATCTCATATAATGAGTCTTAAATCCATTTGTATCTAAAAACAACTTAATGGCACTAATCGCCTCATCTGCTGCGCCAACATTGGCAATGGTCTTTTTCTTTCCGTTCGTACTATATGATACTATCATACAACATAATCCTCTCTTGTTATTTTTTTATAACCACGCAACAATTTTTCCCATTGCTTATCATCTATACAGTTTGTGTATTTCCATTTCTCATACAATACCGCCATATTTAATCTAAGATATTCCTTTGTATGCCATTCTTTGAACATTCTTGTATCTCTATATACTGCTATGTTTGCACCAACGGCAAGACCACCTACCGCTTTTGATAAATCCACATCTCTTTTTTTGTAGTCAATACCACGCAATTCAAGTTCTGTAATAACTTTTACAAGATATGCTCTAAAGTCATCCTGTGTCTGATTATTCAGCGGAGAACATAAAGAGTCAGCACGAATAAAATCACCACTTAGATATTTTTCTCCAAAATAACAGCAGTCATAATAAAGACGGCGCAGTTCATTATTGGGCAAATAATGGATAAGACCACAATGCCACATTCTTCTTATCATTTTAACGCTCCTTTTCTTGTTTTGATATATTATACCATAAAAACAACAAAAAGTCAAGAGTTTTTTATTCTGGCAGTCCTAAAATTCTTTCATCAATCATTTCATTTAGCCACTTAATTACATTGACTTGAATTTGCATATCATATTTATCTTCAATATCTTTCAAATTATAAAATTCCTTAAAATTATATGAACACATACCTTCATAGGCTGTAAAATCACAGTCTATGTTTCCATCTTCTGCAATACCAATCCAGAATTCATCCCAGTCATCATATTTTTCGCCGTCTTTTTGACACCCAATTAGCTTACACCAGCGATTAGGATTTGTTGCTTCATTAAACCACATAATCTGTTTAATTTTATCCCAGTCTAATACTTTCAGTCTTTTAATATCGTTCGGCGTAAGATTATATTTATTAGGGTATTGTTTAATCAAATCAAAATCAATATATTTGCTTTTATTCATATTTATCTACCAGCCAGTCCTTAAAAATTTCTGTATCTGTAACCATACTGTCATATTTGCAAATAGCCCTACAACTTTTTCTATATTTACAATAATGACAACTGTTTGCGCCACATTCAAACATAAAGTCTGCAAATTTTTCTACTGACATTTGTTTAATATTATCAAAATTTGTTAATACTTTATCATAGTATGCACAATCAACGCAATAACATTTTTCTATTGGCTTTTTATCAAACCTATGTTTAATTTCTATTTTTCTCTTTACTTTTTGAATTTTCTCTTTGGCAGACTGAAAAAGACAATATAATATAGCACACAGTCCAAAAACTAAACTTATAGCGAGCGCAGCCACCATAATAGCACCCGCAACTGCAAGAAAATAAATAATATAATCTCTACTTGTCATATAAACACCTTAGTTTTCTAATTCAACAATAATACAGCGCTTCCAATATTTTTTATATTTATTTGATATATTTTCTATAAGTTCAACAAATTCATCTTCTGACAACTTATCAACATTGTATTTTTCATAATAATCTGTACTCATAACAACATCGCAAATATCTATTTCAAAATCTGCTATATTCGTATAAATTTCATTTTTATATGCGTATGGAACATCTTTGTAGTCAAGAATTTCTCCCAGATATGCTTTTATATACTTACAACCAAGTTGACCCATATTTGTTGAGTCATAGTGTGCGCCTTTTTCTTCTTTTGAAATAAATAAAATTGGTAACTCTGGATTGTCTTTAATCAATAATTTTAATTCATCTGAATTACTTAATAAATCTAATGAATTTTGTTTTATATTGTTCATTTATATTTCCTTTACAATTCTAACAATTCAGGATTATCATATATGTTACCAATAACTTCAAATTCATCCGTTAAAATTCCCTCTTCAATATCGTCAACAACATATCCGTATGTAGAGTTATTATATGAATACCGAAAAGAACAGCCGCCGTAATAAATGTCAACAATTTCACCACTTCCATCATTTTCAATATTTTTTAATATATCTCCCTCAAATATCTTGTTACCATTCTTATCGGTCAAGCCTGTGTATTGTCCAACTGTTTTAGGGTCAACAAAAACCCTGCACCTGTTACCAAATCTATCAAGATAGATTATTGATGGATATTCTTTTTCGGTTGTATCTAAGCTACCAAAAATCCAAGGATGACTTAAAGTACCCGAAAAATCCTTTCCCCTAAAAAGTATCTCTCTCATTCTTTTACTCCTTTATAAACGACATAATGCTCTTGCTTCTGAGCATCTCGACAAACCTTTTCAACCATTTTGAAATACTCATAGTTTCCAGTTTCAAACTGAATTGAATATTCATCTTTTTAGCTGTCAATGTGAGCGTTGTACCCTGTCCTCATTTTTTTACATCGTCAAATTATATTTGTTCCGTGTTTATATTTGCAGTACACATTATATTCAAAGATTTTTCTGGGTTCTCCTTATAGAATTTTTGGATATAATATTTTTCTCGTTCAAGGATATTTTTAGTTTTCGGAACAATCTCTATAACCTCAAACTTGTAGTCTGTAATATTCTCGATAGGAAATCTATCTGTTTTTAAGTGCTGACCCCAACGAAAAACAGGAGCATACATTGTTTGACCGATATAGAATTCACCTGTTGACTTTTTTGAAATCTTGTAGATATATCCTGCTACATCCTCTGTAAACATATCTTTTTGTATGTAGAATTCTTGTTCATCATCAGGCTTTAATTTTCGGCGTTCTCGTTCCTCATATTCTTGTTTACATCTGTTACAACAAAAACGCTTTTTCGCATATTCATCTATACCATAAAATCTATTTCTTATTTCATAGTCAGAGAAATATATTGCCTTGCCGTAATATGTCTCTACTGTCGCACCGCAATAATCACAAGTAAAGGTAACTTTATTAAAATAGCGCTCTGTGTTGTAGCAATGTTCCCCTATGATAATGCAGTACAAGTCACCTGCTTTTAACTTCTTTAAGTAGCGAAAAGCAATTTTTTCTCCGTACTGACTTTTAATTATCTCTTTGAATTGCTCTCTACTGTCGCATATCAAGCAATCCATAAGCAGTTCAATATTTTCCGCTTTGCTTGTTGAAGAATACAGCCCAAAATTTAAGTCCTTTTCACGATTTTTTGCTGCTGTTTCTTCATCTGCAACTTCATATATTCTATAAATTATTTCAAGCATCGTTGATTACCTCAACTAATATATATTTACCATTTGAGGTTTTGTAAGGTGCTATACCAGCAGTTCCGTGCATAAACCAGTAGCAACTACTTGTATCTCCATTACATTCAGGACAGGTACTGCAATATTTATGCTTATGGCAAAACTCACCATTAGTCATAGCCCTGAACTTGCGCTTTTTCTTTGACTTTGAAATAAGTTGATTTCTTTCTTTTTGTGTGAGCCTGTTTATATTTACTGTGATTGTATTATCCATTATTAGTCAACTCTTCATATTCACTAAGCATAGACTTTAGTTCGGGTGAATTTTCAGCCATCATTTTATAAAGTGCAAGACCTTGTAATTCTTTAACTTTCTTATCCATTTCCTTTTTAAGTTGTGACACTCTTTGTCTATCTTTAATACGCTTATGAAATGCCGACATATCAACCTTACATACGATTTCTCGAATATTTCCATTATTGTCTGTTACAGAAATATTATTAATATTATCAATAATTTCCTCAATACTTGCAATTCCAAATCCGTGATTTGCAGACTTAACTACACAATTATCATATAGTTGAATTTCATCATCAAACAAAGCATAGTTGTATGTGTTATATGTGTTACTCCCTTCAAGAAATTTTACCTTTGCCACTCTATAATTACCAATAATTTTATTCATATTTTCTTCTCCTTTATTATAATTATTATTTTGTTCGTATTCTTTAGATAATCGCAATTCACTTGAATTAAAATAATATAAACCTTTACTACTATAATGATTATATCTATTATCTATTTTAACACCATAGTTATTATTACTACAAACATATCGCACCATCCCACATAAGCCTATTATTAAGTCACTGTACTTAACATTTCCACCAGCACCCAACGGTATTTGATGTATAATTACCTTATCACCTATATTAAATCTCATAGTCTTTCTCCACTAATATATCCTACTTTCAATTCATTCATCGGTTTGCTCGCAATACAATTCTTCTGCGAATCCGTCCAATTCGCATCCACCGCAAACTCCAACTTCTTCAAGATAAACATCACTTTGGTCAAACATACAGAAATAAATAATTCGACCGCTGTTATCTTCAAGAAATTTCATAAAATCGCAATTAACGCAGTCGTGTCGTTTTTTCATTATTTCTCCTTTTCAATAATTCCTTTAATATTGCTTCTGCTTTAGATTTGTCAAAATAAACCTTGCAAATATTTAGTGTAAATGTAAAATTCGACTCTGATGTTTTAAGTTCAACAGCATATATGCCATTTTCGCTAATGTAAAAATCAATTACCTTTGCTTTTACAAGTTTATACGACAAAGGAGAATACCTTTTTATTGAAATGTAATATGCTTCATCTCCCATCTTACAGGGTAATTCAACAATTCGTGATTTATCCTTAAAGTCTTTGCAAAAAGTTAAAGCGTCATCATCGCAACCTTCAAAACCACACACATCATAGTGGTAACAATCTTTACAAATCATTCTTTTTCCTCCATTCTTGGCGAGTCAGGAATTTCTCTCCAATGAGTTATATCTTTAACAAGTACAATACCGTCTCTTACCCAATGTTTTTCATCAGAATTGTACCAACATCTAAACATATCATTTGTATCGGTATATACCAACACATCTCTATCTGTGTCTGGCAAATAATAGTCTACACTAACCCACTTTTCACTATCTTTCTCATCAAGCAAATCTCTAACAGCAGCCGTAATATCAATCATCAATTCACTGTTCTTTTCAGCTTCTTCTAATTTTTTTCTTATTTCAGGACTTTCGGCTTTCAATTCTTCCCAAAAGTCATTAAATGTTTTTTCTTTCATTTTTTTCACCTTAAATACATAATGACCGTTTTGGTTGATATATTCTGCATTTTTTGCAATTCTTAAATCCGTTTCAATACAACATCGCTTTTGTTCCTTGTTATATTCAGAACATAACGCACATATATGGTTTCTACAAAATTCTCTATATGTGATTGGTACTAATTTCTTTCTTTTTGTAGCCATAATTATCCTCCTTTTAATTTTCTAATCTAATTATAGCACATCATATATAAATTGTCAAGTATTTTTCAATTAAAACTTATTATCATTTATATATAAATATTCCCAATTACTTCAACATTTCCGCTTTCATTGATAATCTCTGCAATGCTATTTTGTTTTTCATAGTCTTGAATAAAATCACTATAATCATCTGGGTCACACCAATCTGGATAAATACACTTTTTTATTTCAACATAAAATCCACAACAAATACTCGGCGCATATTCTCCATCACTTCCATCTTGTTTGTATTCACCAAATTTAACCTCTCCGATTAAAATAAAGTTTGAACCATTATATCTTGGATATTTAATAATGTCTCCCTCATAAATGTTATTTTTATGAATATCTTTATAACCAGTATATTGACCGACAGTATTTGGGTCAACTTCAAACTTTTCATCAAATGGACTATAAATATATGCTCTTTGTGTGTATGGAACGCATTGACCAACTTGTTCATCAAGTTTCTCAGTCTTTATATCAGGGTCTACAAATATTCCAACACCGCCATACAATTCGCCATCATATACAGACTTTCCTCTAAATCTAATTTGTCTCATTCTTATTGTAACTCCTTAACCGTGTTATCATCAAAGATGTTGCCGATAATTTCAATCTTGCTATTTGGGTCATAGTCTAATAAATAGTTATCAGTTATATCTTCAATAAATCTTTTTAATAACCTCAAATCTAAATCTGAAAAATTTTTATTTAAGGGTATTATTTTATTGATTTTAATTTGACATCCGTTTTTAACTTCTCCAATAACTACAATATCACTAATATCAAGATTACTATATGGTTCCCAAATTAACGGCTCCCAACTTATAATATCGCCTGTATAAATCTTGTTTTCATTACAGTCTAAAAATCCTGTGTATTGACCGATTGTTTTAGCATCGACTTCTGTTTTTCCATCAAAACCGCTGAAAATATATGTTTTCCGAACACCTTTATTTGTGCGTTTTGTATTAGATAAATCCACATTTACACAAAAAATGCTTTCATACTTTTTTCCATAAACCCATTTATTGGTTTCTTTAGATTTTGCTCTAAATTTATTGTGTTCTGCAAACATACTTAACTCTCCTTTACACTAACATCTGTAATTCTATAAACGCAATCATTAAAACAATAAGTCCAAGACCTTAATTTTGCATCATCTAAACATTTAGGAGCACCATAACGATTAGCAATAAAATTTAATGCGCCGTCAACTGTACTATATGCTTCGTCTGATACAACACCATTACAAAGAACTAAATAAACCTTTTTCATAATTAAAACCTCCGTATCAATTTGTTGTCTTTATTATAGCACAAAGTACGGAGGTTGTCAATAATTATTTTTCAATTTTTTATAAAAAGTTTTTCAGTTCTTTTTGAATCTGTTTTTGTTCTATCTATAATGTCAAGATGGGATTTACATCTGCTAATTTTCCGCCTTGTAATACCACATCATTTTCATTTCAATTTTATTTTATTTGTTTATAATAATATTATATGTTTTCTTATTGATAATTAGTAATCAATACTTCAGCTGTCTTTGCGTTTCCCTTACCACAACTTGTATAAGTAAACCCATTAAAATAATGTACATTATAACTATTATTGTTTACCCATTCAATTAGATGTTGATTAACTACACCTTTATTCTCAAAAACATTGCTCATCGCCCATCTAATGCCTTGTTTGGTTAAATTATCGCACACCTTAAATAATTGATAATCGTCTTGTACACCCCAACCTTGCTGTTCATTATAAATAGCAAGAGTATTTGTATATGGTGGGTCTAAATATATAAAATCATTTTTAGTACATATATTTAGATTTAACGATTTATAATCTTTATTAGTTAAAATAACATTCTTTTGTGACAAGAACCCACAACCATCAATTATCTTTTGACTATGTTTATCTATATTAAAACACTGATTACCAATAGGCACATTAAAACCACCAGATTTATTAAATCTTATATTGTTGTTATTACAGTAATAAGACAAGATATATAAATTCAAAATAGAATTATCAATATTGTTATAATAATCTCTAAATTTATTATAATTACTCTTAGCCAATTCTTTATATTCTTCTGTTGCGGATAAATCTCCTTTGTTAAACCCTTTCAAAAGGTTATGAGATTTTACAGTTTCTTCTATTTTTCTAATAATATTTTTAGCACTATTATTCTTAAATAGATTTAATAAATCAATAATTATTGAATTATAATCATTTAATATATAACGCCTTGCATTAACATTCATAGATATAATTCCACTACCACAAAATAAATCAATAAAATTATCAATATTTTTTGGGAATAAATCTATAAGACCCTTCTTAATAAGCCTTTCTTTGTTGCCCATATAAAATATAGGACTTTTCTTTATATTTTTACTCATTTGTACCTCTTTAATAATTCTATATTGTTTTGTTCTTTTTGTAAATAAACAATTTTTCAGTTCTATTATTTTTATCATCGTTTATACTTCTATTGTTGTTAAGAGATGTGCAAACTTGCTTTGACCAAATACACTTAAAGTCATCTGGCATATTGTATTCGATGACTAATACTATATTGTTTTTAGCCATTTGTCTACACCAATCATAAAATTCATCATAAGGAAAATCGTCTACTGCATATTTTGTAGAATTTTTATAAGGAATATCGCAATAAATCACGAAATTTTTAATAGTCGGCTTAATATTTCTAAAATCACAACGAGTAAATTGAATATCTTTTAAGTTTGATGATTGTTTAATAAGATTTTTTATTTTTTCGTCTGCATACTTTCTAACTGTTCCGATTTTAGTTTTAACATTATTTGCATAACCACCAAACCATTTACCATTATAACTTGCACAAAACCCAACAAGTCCAACATACCAATCAGGATATTTTTCTCTATTATGTTTAACATTTTTATATTCTTCTAAAGTAATTGTTTCAGGAAATACACTTGTATCTTTTTGTGCTTGCTTTAACAATGCAATTAAATAAGGATAAACATCGCTTGCATATTTATGTTCACATTTTACCTTATCAATTACATTGCACCCACCACAAAACGGTTCCAAGTAATTGTGAATATTATTATCATCAATATAAGATTGAATAATCGGCACAATTTCTTTAGCTATTCGTGACTTACTGCCCATATATACCATATTTTTACTCCTTATTTTTCATTCTTTCAACTGCAACATCAAAATATTGTTTATCTAATTCTACACCAATATATTTTCTGTTTAACTGTTCTGCACAAAGACAATGTGCTGCACTTCCACAACAAGGGTCAAATACAATATCACCTTCGTTTGAATTATCCAAAATAAGTTCTTTGATTAAGTCGTGATTTTTTTCGGTGGGATGGATTTTACTTCTGCCGTTAGGATATTTGAAAACAGTATTTTTACAATGAGCGTTAAATGTTGCCCCACGCTTCTTAAACCAAACGGCATTTTCAATTCCACTTAAATAAATATGTTCACCATTCATAGGAGACGGATTAGATTTTTGCCATACAATTTGACGGACTGTACCCTTTCCTTGTTTTCTTTTATCATTAAAATATGAAAAAATTGTACTTAACTGTTCTACACCACAAAAGATAATAATAGTTCCATCAGTAACAGAATAAATCTTATCTAAGAACTTCAATAAATCAAAAGTCATAATATCAGCTTTAGATTTATCTAAATTTCTTAATCCATTGCTTTTTCGATTTACCATATCATACGGAATATCTGTTAATGTCAGATTTACTCTTCCCCCACCATTTTCCAGAGTGGACAAAACATTCATACAATCATCATTAAACAACATTCCGTTTTTATCTTTATAATCTGCGCTCTTATACATTTCAGCTAAATTCATATTATCTCCTATCTAACCCATCTTATAATCGGCTCTCCTGTAAATCCATTTTCCCAACAAAACCAAGCGTGACACATTGTTGTTGCAAGTCGTTTTTTCTTACCGTTCTCTGTTTCCTCAAATTCTTCACCATTTCTCCAAGTTCCCATCCGTTTTTCAAACACATAAATGTAACGGGGTGGGTATTCATCGAAAAATTCTCGGCGTTTTCTGCCTTCAAGAAATTGAATTTTAAGAAACATACACATTTTTCCATTAGGCTTCAACAATTCAATCCCCTTTTTTGCAAATTCCATTGCAATCTCATAAGGTGGATTTGTTATAATACAATCAAAACGCCTATCTGTATCATATTGCATAAAATCTTGTACAATAACATTATCATACCCACGGTCTGTAATGTCAAGACAAGTAAAATCAATAGGTAGATTTTTGTTATTATAATAATTTTTAACGCCCTGAATAATATGCCCCTGACCCACACACGGTTCTAAAAATTGCACATTCCCGTAATGGTAATCCTTCCAAAACCATTGTCTAAATTTATCATCTGCAAGTAACATTTCGACCGCTTTAGGATTAGTAGCATAAAAATCATTTTCAACTCTACCACGGTCAGGACTACCACCAGCAAGTTTAGCTCCACTAAGCATTATTTTTACCTCCTATTATTTCTTTCTTCTAAATAATCAAAAAATCTATCCATTATAAAATATAGAAAAGACAAACATAAAACTAAAACATATATCGTATTTTCGTTCATAATAAATCTCCTTTTTTATTTTTATTATACCTTAATTATACCACACTTCATTTTGAATGTCAATATATTTTGCAGATAAATTTCTGTCCATCTACTACTTCGTATTTATAACCACGCTTTGATAAATATTTATAATATATATCCCTTCGTCTATTGTCAACCCAACTAATCATTATCATTATTTTTCTATTGTAAAATTTATTTTCTTTTATGACTTCTTGTTCTAAAAGATTAAATGCTCTCACGGCTTTTGTTACTGTTTCAAATGGATATTTTCCTGTAACGATAGCATTATCTTCATTTTTCTGTGCGTGCTTTCTTTTATTATATACACCTAATACAACATTATAATATGTCATATCAAGAGACCTATCACATTCTTCAAGCTGCATAACCATTGTTTGGTTGTGGATTTTCTCTTTAATATAATATGTGCGATTTGTATAATCATATTTTACATTCATAATATCATATTAACCTTAATTATTAATCGGATTTTCAAAATAAATTCTATTTCTATGTTGTTTCATTTCTTTAATAAAATCGGTTAATTCTGTTGTATTTACCTTAACTTCATAATTGCATATATTTTTCATATTATAATCTATATGGCAATTCAGTTTTCTTTCAGTTACACCAAATTTTTTTAACCATTTTTTGTCTATTCTCTTTTTTCTATGCGTTCTATTTTGAATATATAAAATAATATCAATATCATTTTTAGATTTGGAAAAATTATTATTAGTTATATCTGTGTTTGCGTTACACTCAAATTCAAAAGGTTTATTAAAACATATGTTAGTTGTATTAGCACTCAAACCTTTATTATCATATAATTCCGACTCATAAAGTGAGTTTAATTTATTTATTTTGTTTCCATCAATAGTAAAAATATCTAAATCTTTCATATATTACACACTCTCAATATACATAGGTTTAATGTTAATTGGATTATTATTTGCGTCTGTTACAAACATATCAGTAATATTGCCCACAGATTTATCCATATAAGACCAAATTCTTATATTATCGCCATATCTACCATATCTTGTCTTAAAGCAGCTTGTAAGAACATTTGGTCTAAGAATTTCAAAATCTGTATTGTTTTTTCTATTCCATTTAGATATTAAACCATCAACTTGCTTTATGTCTTTTTCTCTTGGATATGTTGTAATACAGCCATTGTCTAACTTTGTCTTAACCGCTTTTGAAGCATACAAACAACTTTCGTCAATAATTTCTGCTGTCTTATAATTATCATTTAATTGCATTGATGTTGCCATTGCAATGTTGTATTCTTCTGCAATCATTTTAAGTTGATTTGAAAAATGTAACAGTGCGTTAGGTTCAGAAATATTCGTTAATCCCATTGTTTTTTTCATATCGGATATGATATAACTATTATTCCAAATATAATCTTGATAAAAATATTCATAGCCTTCAATAGATAAACGCTGACACAATTCTCTTATACCAGTGGCAGTAAAATTAGGATAGTTGACAATCTTAAATTCACTTTCTTTAAGAATGTTTCCAGCCTCAAGCAATCTTTCTTTTTCCTCTTTTGTAAATTTACCATCGAGAATGGTTGAATAATTTACTTTAGATAATACAGAAATAACCCTTGTTTGTATTTCAGTTTCAGACTTTTGTTCTGAATGAATTAAAACAGCCTTGCCTTGGTAATATGGATTGTCAATAAATTTGTGTTCTTTTTCGTCATATAACTTTAATGAGCCAACTGTAATTAAATCCATAATGCTCATTAGAGTTTTACCAAATGAACTCGGAGCACCACGCAAAATTAAATGTCCTTTACACCAGCCACGATATAGGTTTGTCAAAATAGGAGAAGCTAATTGACCGCCAACCATAGGCTCTTTTTCTAACTCATCAAGCAAATCTGCAAAGCCATCTCCGCAAATCATTTCTTCTGTCTCTTCGTTAAAGGCAAAGTGTTTTTTTATGTTACATTGTTTACTATCAAAATAGTTAATTATATCTTTTAATTGACACTTATCAAATTTATTTCGTTCTTCTGTTTCATTCTTATTTTCATCATAAATATCTTGAATTTCAAATCCAGCGGCTTTATATTCTCTAAGTAAAGAGTATTTCTTTACGGTGTTCCAATAATATTCATAATTTTCTGCTTTGGATAGTGTTTTAATTGTTCTAATATATTCAATACCGTCATTATCCTTAAAAATATTGTTTTGAGCAGGATAATTTTCTAAAAATTCAGCAATCTCAATTTCACTTGCCTCTTTTGCACCCTTTAATGCTATATTATATACGCAAACAAAAATAATCTTATGGAATTGATTTGGTTCAAAATCAGATTTATTTAAGGGCATTTTACTATTAAACATTAAGGTACAATTATTACAAATTGCACCTAAGATTAAATTACCAATATCGTTTGAATATAACATAATGCCCTCCTTAATCAAATGTTAATTCTTTATACTTATTTGTTTCGTGTTTTACTTTTTTCTTTACAATTTTCGGACTATCATCTATCTCAAAATTTTCAAATTCCTTTTTCAATTCTGCTGACCGCTTACAATAATCTCTTGCTTCATTATAATAATATTCCACAAGAGAAAGACAAGAGCCGTTTGACCGCTCATTAAGCAAGTTTACACCAATCATTCTCATATATTTTAATACATATAAAATAGATTGATAAGTATATTTTTCATCCTTATGCTCTTTTAGTATATTAGACAGTTGCGCCATTAGCATCTGCCAAGGAATTTCATTTTTATTATATCCTTCTTGCTCATATATGTATAAAATGTAGTCTGTTAATACTCTCCGAGGCGCTATATTATAGCCTGTAATGGGTCTATTTTGCTTTTTTGCCATATAGTCATTATAACATTCTACATTACAATAATAAGCGTTTCTTTTGCCGTTCTTGACAATATAAGCATTATGCTTTTCTTTTTCTTTTATTTCTTTTTTACAAAAATTACACTTTGGCATATTTACACCCTAAAAATGAGCCGTTCAGTATCACCCAAACGGCTCAAAATAAATTGCAATTATTTTATGTATTTTATTTTACACCGTTATGTCTAACGATGTAGCTAATGTTACAAGCCTATTATAGATATTGTCAAGTGCAATAATCTCATCGTCCGTTGCGCTTGTAATCTTACGCCCATCGCCCAACTCTGTTGCGATAATAGCAGAAATATCAGAGCTATAATTCTTAGATAAAACCTTAATATAAGGAGTAATCATTTCAAAATAATCTTCTTTTGTATAAGACTGTTTCTTTTGAATATACTTTTCTACTTCTGCTCCCTCATTTTCTGCTGACTTTTCAATAGCCTTTTCAATAGCTTCAATCAAGCCGCTTGCAGTGAACGGGTCAACAAATGTTTGAATTGCAAATCTTGACCGAGCAAAACTTGTCTTTGTTTCCTTACAAATTGCCGTTGATGGGATTGTCTCATATGTTTCAGGGTCAATACCATTCGGACGAACATAAATAGCAAAATCACACAAGTCTCTAAGCATACGCATAGATGACTTTTCATTAGATGTACCTTTTGGCTGTGTATAAGAATATGTTTCTTCTGTAACAGGGTCTGTTTTTTCTACTGTTTCCTCGTGACAAATGAACACAACACAATAACCTGAAGATGTTAGTTTGTTAATCTGCGCAGCAAAATCATTTCTTGCAATCTTATATCCATTCTGCCTTCCTTGAATTTCGCTTAAATCACGCACACCAAACTCATTACAAGTTGCCTTTTCACTTTCATCTACAAGATTTTCTGCTGTATCAATAACAACTGTTTTATACACATCAAACATCTTGTCGAATGTCTTAGGATTAGTCAACTCTTCAACAACAGTCTTAAATTCAGACCATTTGTTGATGGGTAGCTTCTTAACCTTTAATGCGCCACCGCCACTTTCTGTCATCAAAAGAAGCGGCTTTTCAAATTTTGTCGCCTGAAATGTCTTTCCACAGTCATTTGACCCATAAATCATAATCTTTTTCTGCTGAATACCGCCGATAAGATTATCTTCGGTCAATGACAACAAATCAATCTTAGCCATTTATATAATCACCAACCTTTAGAAATTACATAAACGGATTTTCGTCATCATCATCCATAAAGGGATTATCATCATCAACCGATTCTGCTTTGACCTTTGCTTTACTCGCACGATTGCCAAGCCCCTTAGACTTAGTATTATTTCCCTTTTCTGCTCTGCCCTTTTGCAACTTTGCTTTCTTACAAATATCAAAGTCCTTTAACAAAGACTTAATCTCTGCATTAGTATATGCCTTATCTTCGGTGTCCTCATCATCATTGTATGCAGGGTCTCCACCAAATACTACACGCTCAGTCACAATAAAACCATCGTGAACTTTTGCTTTTCGACCAAATCCACGGACTTCACCGCCATTATTTCCGCCAACCTTAACATTCTTCAACTCAAAATTTAATCTACAAGTCTGTCCAGCGGAATACATATCCTCAAAATCATCAACCAAATCTTCAGGAATAATCAAACTTGACACAACGCCAACCAACGGAGTATCACTATCGCCATAGTTTGCAGTCATAATATCTACAATCTTACGACCTGTTTCTTCCTCGCCACGCATTTCAGGACGAATTGCCTTAACTACACACTCTGTCTGAATATCGGTAGAACTATCAGCGTCTTTATCTACTCGACTAATAAATCTGGTGCGAAAATTATTTGCATAAACAACAACATCATCCTTGGGCGTGCTATAACTAAATGTAGGCTCATAGCCCACAGTCAAACTTACACGGTCTGCCTCATCACCATAATGAACCTTATCCTTGTATTCAGTCACAACGGTATGCCAAGCCTTATAGGCGTTGCTCTCTGTACCATCACGCTTAATATTTGTACAAAAAGACGGTGCAGGGAACTTAAATACGCCATTATCAGTCTCAATGGCGATTGCCTCATTAAACTTTCCATCCTTGGCACGAATTTGCTTACAAGCCTTTTCCTTGCCATCCTCCAACTTAATAGTAGAGTCTACAACTTCAAGCGCCAATTCAGAAAGTGTACCGACAATCAACCCCGTGCTCTCTGTCCGTCTAATTTCTCTTTTTTCTGCCATATAATTCTCCTAATCTAATTTTAATTTTTAATCTTAATTTGTTTATTTCGCTCTATCGGACAACAGAACGCATTTTTATACTTATCAATAACCAATTATTAGTTTTATATAAAAACGGCTTATAGGCTATCACAGAGCCTCTCAGCATAGGTTAAACGACATTAAATCCAAAAATCAAAGAAAGACTTAAAATATTTATTGTTAAAATTCTTGTTATTACTTGTACTAATATCACTCCAATAAATAGAGTCGTAATCCTTAACAAATGCCCTCTCAAGTTCCATATAATGCTTATAGGCATCAATTACTTCTTGCTTTCTAATTTTCTTTTCTGCAATTTTCTTTTCTTGCTCTGCTGTCTTTTCTTTAAGTTCACTTTCATACTTGGTAACTTCGTCTGCATTTTCAGAAACAAAATTACCATCATTAGAAATATACTTCATTATACCGTCTCCTTTTTAGTATTATTATTTACATTAAAACGCCAAAATCGTGAAAAATAACTCGGAATTAAATTTCCCTTTTCGTCCTTTGTACGCTTGTTGATATGTTTAATTCCATCTCGCTCCATATTTCTATGTGCGATTTTACGCTCATACTTTCTCATTCCCATTATGCTTTATCCTCCGTAAGACTATCATTGATTTTTACAAGTTTATCTTGAATATGAAAATCGTACTTTTCCAAGCAAAGAGTCTTTCTTTTCCAAATCTCTGTCATTTCCATCATTAAAAGATGTTTTTCCCAATAATATTTCCAAAGCGCTCGATTTCTTGCAATTCTCATTCCTGTTTCTAAATCAAAACTATCATCTTTAGAACAAGTTGCCTTACCAACAAAATATCCGTCATAATATTTGTTATATGTAAGCCTCGGTTCAATCATAGGCAAATTATTATTTAACAAATACAAATTGGTATCTGTAACCATATCCCACTTTTTCAGTTTGGCTATAACAACGCCTTTTTCTTCATTGACATAGTAAGTAATCCTACTATTTGGCTTCTTAATTACTTGTGTCATAATAACTCCTTTTTTTAATTTTAATTCTCAATTTTCATTTTCAATTCTGAATTTGATTTTCAATTTTGAAAACGATTTTTGATTTTGAATTTGAAATGGCAGGAATACTATGATTTGAACATAGACTAATTGAGTCAAAGTCAATCGTGCTACCATTACACCATATTCCTATATGTGGGTGTTCATTTTATGTGTATTATATTCTCGTAATAATACTGCGGACAACACCCAAAAACGCAAACGGTTTGTTTGTAACGCTAACAAATACTAACTAAAAGCGGCAACCTCTTTTACTTGCGTGCGACAAGAGTGGTTTGTATCAGCGCTAATACTTTGTGGACGAACCACCACGCCCATCTTTGTTTTATTTATTTAATAACGCAACATAATAGGCATTATTCGCAAACAATCTTAACAAAGAAAAAACAGACTATTTGCTAAAATCGGTTTTAATTCAAAACAATGCGCCCATTGTTTTTTACGAATTAAAATTAAAAGAACTATGCCAAGATCAATAACCCCAGCAATACAAGAACCCCTAAGTTGCTTTAATTGGTGCCAGCCCTGAGACTTGAACTCAAATTACACGATTATAAGTCGTGCGGTCTAACCACTTGACCTACACTGGCATATATACTTAAAGTCCGTGGACTATAAGATTTTTTCATTAAAAGGAGGAAATAGCCACGAGATACAACATATATCAGAAAGGAAAGGAGGTAATTACAACACGAGACAAAAACAAGGAAAACAATGTACCCCGTGGCTATTTTTTAGTGCCCGATTACCGAGTCGAACGGTTTTGCAATTTCTCTCCATTTCTACGGAGTAGCGTTTTGTGTGAATTGTTTTCACTACCAACTGGCTATTTGAATTGTGTTCCTCTTCGGGCATATTTTTCACCGGTCAAGATAAACCGATGCTTGGTGCTGGATAGCCGACTTGAACGGCTGTCACCGGGTTACAAATCCGGCGTTCTACCAATTAAACTAATCCAGCATATCCAACATTTGATTATAGGCTCAAATGCCAAAGCCTTTTGGTGCTGATAGTGGGAGTCGAACCCACACGGTGTTACCACCATCGGAGCTTAAATCCGATGCGTGCTGCCAATTTCGCCATATCAGCATATAATGGTGGAGCGTACAGGACTTAAACCTGTATATAAAGACCAAATAATTGGATGACTCTGCATAATCTACATAGTTTGCTTTGACATCATCTATATTAAATTGTCTTTGTTAGCATTTCCCAGCTTTATAACTAACAATCCCCAATACACGCATTTAGATAACAGTGTCTTTCACTATTTTATATCAATAATACACTAAATTACACAAAGTATCTACACAAAATAGTATAATGTTTTTGTCTGACAGGGATATTAACTTTCTATGGGTTTATTTCAAAAGACATATTACATCAGAAGTTTATTATGCTTATTATCTTTTGGGCTTTCAATGAAAGTTTAACAGTCAAGCCTTTTGGAGCGGATAACGGGATTTGAACCCGCAACGCAGCCTTGGAAGGGCTAAATGTTACCATTACACCATATCCGCATATTGATAATGTTGGATAGCTAATCCTTCGATTTCTATGCGCACATTATCAGGCACATACTTCTAAATTTTTAGTACCAGACTGTTTACCGGAAGTTTAGAAGACACTTTGGTCTACTTTAAGAGCAACTTGAGGAGCGACCTCTCGTTTCTTGGTGTAGTAGACAACACCATAGTCACTGTTGAAGATATGCGGTGCATCCTTTGACTATGTTGTCATAACTTAGTACATATCTTCTTTTACACAGATACCTGTTTTGATTCAGAATGGACTCAAACCATTATACTACGATAACTCAACCGTTCGTTCTTTCACAACTTAAACTACTGAATCATAGAATATAATGGCGGTTTGTGTGTAGCAATCACACTAATAAGTTCTTAGGACTGAACCGCCGACAATCCAAAACGCGCCTCCGTATGCACGCCACGAGATGCGACTTATTTATTACTTTATTTTACTTGTAGCGCATCCATTGTACAAGGTGGCTAATTAACTTGCGAGGTCTTGCTGCTCTTGGCGTATGCCTACTCACGCCTCAGAGGGTCATCATACAATATTATGTGCTTCTCGGTTCACATAATATGGTGCATTTTTTGATTTGGTCGCACACCAAATTTGAATGACTTTTTTGTCACTCAATTAAAAGCTACACATTTTAATTAAATATTTAGGACAAACAAACAAAGGAGGTTTTTGTGCAGCCTTTAATTGAATGACAAAAGGCTCTTATATTATACCATATTTCAAACCATTTGTCAAGTCTTTTTTTTATTTTTTCAAAAAAAATATGGAACTCACTTATATTATACCATAAAATTCACTAAATGTCAATACAAAATTTACCATTTTGTGTATGAATTTTCAAGGCTATTTGGTCTAAAATCCAACTTTCAATATTTTCAATCGTTCCAACATAGATAAAATAATCTTTTTCATCTGAATAAACACAAAGAAAATCATTGTCTTTTAATCCAAATTGCTCAATAATTTCAGAAATAGTCATATAATCACCTATGCAATACGCAAAATTCTGTTCTTAGTTTGCCGTAACAAATCAAGATTGTTTGATACTAAAGTAATATTTATAGGTTCTTTTAGCCCGATTAAGCTCAACAAAATCAAAAATGAACACGAAGTCAATTTGAATTTGCCGTTTTTGCTTTCAATTCTAAAATAATTATCGCCATTCTTAAAAGACGCTAAAATCCCATACAATTTTTTGACTTTGTGAAAACTAAAATCACCGATTTTTACAAAATCCGAATAATATCTATCCATATTTCACCCCTACGCCGTCCAAAGAGACAACAATATAATAATAAATAGTACAATAATAAATAAATAACCCATTATCGCACCGCTTCCAGCACTCTGCTTTCATCCGTCTTTGCATAAGTCATAACAGTACCAAGCCCGTGATGCCGCAACACCATTGCCACAACATCAATCGGCACATTTTCGTTTACTAAGTCCGTTGCCATAGTGTGTCGCATTAAATGATTGCTAATTTGACTAATCCGTTCTTCTGTAAACTTTCCACTCCACCGTGCAATATTCTTCAAAGTCTTACTAATGCAAGATGGTGTCATTTTGTTGCCATAATTTGATACAAACAAATATTGACAATCACATTGTTTACGAGTCAACAAATATTCATTTATAGCTACTTCTGTCTGTTCGTTGATATAGATATACTCATCATCATACGAACCTTTGTTTACGGTCAACTTAATTCTGCCGTTTTTGTCACGATTTTGGTATTGCTCCAATGTCAAGTTTACAAGTTCGTGAACACGCAAGCCAGTATTTAGATAAGTTGTCAAGATAGCAAACTGCCGTTCATTTTTGCAATTTCTCAAAAGTGCTTGCTTTTCCATTTCATTTAGCGGCGTTTTCTTTTCTTGTTTTACATTCCGAACACTAACAATATTCAGTGCTGGATTTGTCGTAAAGTCATCTTCAGTCAATGGATTATATCCAAGCGCTTTATATAAACACTTAAATGCAGACAAATACAAATTATATGTTGTATCTGAAGCGCCGTTACTGCTAATATCAAACAAATATTTCTTAATATCCTTTGTTGTGATTTCTGAAATAGGTTTATCATCAACAAAATCAATCAGTTTGCCGATATGGTACAAATAGGATTTAATTGTGTTATCACTCAAGCTAAAAGGCTTCTGTTTAATAGTTTGTTCAAAAACCTTTACCAACTCTGTATTTGTCATATTGACAACCTCCTCGCATTTCCTTTATATTATACCACATCGGCAGCTATTTGTCAATAGATTTTTTCACTTTTTTCAAATTTATAAATGTCTTTGATTTGCTCATCGCTATAATCATTACCAATAATTACATTTGCAAATTCAACAAGTTGTTTTACCGTCAAACCATTTGATAATGCTTCGTATGTTTCTTGCCCTATTGATAAACCATTTGTAGTCCAGTTTTCAAGATAATTCATCAACGCTTCCGCAAGTGTATCACAATTAATAACAACAGGTGGATAATTTGGATAATTGTTGCAATTTATCAAATATTTAGCCATTATTTTACAACCTTTCTACTTAGAATATTTTTGTATTCTTTGTCATATCTAAGTGGCAATAACACAGCCATGTTTCCCTCATCGTCAACAAAATACACCGTTGAATTTCCGTTTCTATCTGTTTTATATGTCGCTTTTGCACTTGGCATTGCCTCTACAATATCAATTAGATATTGCAAGCTTACAACTGGCATTGTACTGTTGTATTCATCTGCGGAAACACCAAAAGCATAAATCGGCGTTTTCTTTTTCTTTCCTGTATCAATTCCCACATTATTTGCTTTATCAATTTTTAATTCTGCTTTTAGTTCTGCAAGGCTTACAAGATTAAGTTTGTTATAACTACTAATGTCCTCGCTAAAATAACAATTTTTAATTGAAATAAAGCCATCGCCGTTGTCAGTTGTAGGAACGCCGTCTACTGGATTTGTAAAACAAATTGCCCTATAACCATCAAGTACAATTTCTTTTCCGTCATAGTCAATAAATGCCCTTGTAAACTGTTCAAGCTCTGAATTTTTCAAAATTCTCAATGCTGCTTTTGCACGATTTGCCTTGTATTTATCGCTGGATTTCAAAATATCCATCTGTAACGCCTTACACAAATCTGCCATCATTGACGGCGCTCCACAATAACTACTTTCAATAGAGTGCATATCACAGTCAAAATATTTCTTAAAATTATAGTCCAGTTGGTCTTTGTCAATCTGCTCAATAATCTCATTCAGAGCTGCTAATACCTTTTCTGCGTTCATTTTTTTATGTTCCTTTCTGATTTGATAAACCTATTATACCATAAAAATTAGTATTTGTCAAGTATTTTTTTTATTACACTCTGAAAAAATCTTCTCCACCTACTAAAAGAGCTTCTGCACAAATTCTACCAAAAATATAATAATATTCCACAACATCAATCTTATTTTTCAAAAAATAGTTATGATATAACTCTGCTTCAATTTCTCTTGCCGATTTTTTATAATACCGCACACCCGCCTGTTCATCCGCATTTTCAAATTTTGCCCATTCCATAAGCTCATCACAAATTTTATTACAATGTTCTCTATTCATTAGTAAACCTCCAATACTAAACTATATAATTGACAATACTGTTCATTTGTAATATTTTCGTCATTTGCCATTAGTTCTATTACTCTATCTAAGTTTGTATTTTGTGCTAAGATAATCCGTTTCCAATATTCAAATCTGTCCATATCACGCCGCCCAAATTTGTCATTCTTCGACCTCTCTGTTAAGCCATTCTGCAATTATATCAACAGCATCTATTCCAACGCACGGGTCACTTGATATGCCGTCATTCATAAAGTTCGCTAATATAAATTTCGATAATTCATCAATGCTCATATTTTTGAGTTTTTCGTAGCTCGTCATTTCAATTCCTCCAACAATTCTGGCTTCAGATAAGCAATCATTGTTTTTGTCTCCTTTGTTTTCTTGATTTGTCTATATTGTACCATAAACAAACCCGTTTGTCAATAGAAATTTCAGAAAAGTTAGTATTTTTAACTTCATCTGTTAGATATATTATATTAGATTACAAAATATTTAGTTAGATTGATGTTCTGCGACTATTTTAATTTTTCTGCCGAGCGCTCTACAAACTTCATCAAGAGTCATCTCTTCTTCTCTGGCGTAGAGCAAGTCGTCAAGCGTAAACTTACTTACGGTTTCTTCATCTTCCATAAAATCCTCCATTTCAAGAATGGTATATTTTCTTTCTTCATAATACCGTTTACTACAATAGCTATCTGCATTAAACTCATAACAGGTTGATTCTTCATAATCATTCCAATAATTTTTGGAAAGATAAGAATCACCACTACCCCACATATGCTCAATATTATGTAAATATTTACAGAAAATCTCTGCTTCCTCTTCTGTCTTACAGTGCATTACATACTTACCTTTGTAATCATTTAGATTGAATTTCATTTCTACTACCTCCAATATCAATTAACCTTCTCTGTACTACTGTCATACGCAAAAGCAATAGCTTCAAACAAAGCTGCGCTCTCTACATCTTTCATTCTATTGTATTGCTTTTTTAGTGATTCTTCTCGTTTTTTATTCTTGTTATTATAATGTAAGTCTAAGATAACAGCAACAATAATAGAAATAGCTATTGCACCAAAAAATACCAACCCACAAAATCCGTATTCAGTCATTGTTTAATCCTCCTGTCAGTTTTTTCAAGAAATTAGGTTCAAAAACAAATAATAATGTAGATTCTGGCTCTTCGTCAATATCCGGAATACAACCTTCATAATTATAATATTCTTGTTGATTAAGAATATAAAAATCAAAATCGACAAAATTATATTCAGTGTTAATATCAATCCTGACATCGTTATTACTTATCCTTGGAGGGCAACATTGTAAGATTATTTCATTTTCAGTAACTTCGGCAAGGTCATAAAGTGTCGCTCCACAATAGTCAATATAATCAAAGTGCGGAATACAATCACTATTATATTTATGAAAACCATTATCTTTCCAAACGGTAAATTCAATGTTATCAACTTGATTTTCTGCAATGATTTCTTTAATCGTCATAATAATTAACTCCTTTGTTATTTGGTAGTTATATAATAGCATAAATTTCAACACTTGTCAATATACAGATTGCACAAAGTCTTATATGTGTTTTTGTGCAATCTGTATAAATGATTAAACTTTTACAATAATTATTATATATTTTTATCTATGTTCAATTATACATAAATTCAATCCAGAGCATATAGCCATCATTCCCGATAAATGTATATCCGTCATTAACATCGGCAAAATCTCTCAATGTAGCCCTTGGTCTACCATTTCTTGCAAAAACTCTTGCTCATCGCATTGAATTCCGTTAATATAATAAGTGTACTCCATAATTAACCTCCTATTATTTATATAAGACAAAAATCCCAATGAACGGACTAAATAAATCAGCAAACTGTTTATAGTCGTTTCCAAGCAACCACTGCTCATATTCTTTTTTACTCATTACTTTATAGGCAAAGTTAGAATAATCTCTTAATTCTTTTTTAATTTCGTCAATTTCAATGTTTCTGTCCCATTCAAATTGGTCGGTATAGCCGATATAATCGTCATACTTTAATGGATTGCAAACACTGTTGTTTTTATTAGCCGAATAAAACTCTACGGTATCTACGCCTTTATTTAGCATTTGATTTACTTGTTCCACAAATAGTTTACACATTGCGTTTGTCATAATCATAATTTATTTCCTTTCTTATTTAGCTTTCTTGCCTTTGTTGTACTTGTATTATAGCATATCAGACAATGTATTTCAATAGGAAATTTGCACAAAATTTTTTGTATATTGTCTTTTACTTTTGTTACATTTCATTCCACCTATTTATTGCGGCTCTTACACTTGTATAATCGCCTGTGCAATCTCAAGCGGGGGTTGCCCAATAGACTTTATTATCGCCCAGAAGTCCTCTCTTAGACGCAATAACAATTTTTCTATTGCCACAATGCTTACACGGAAATAATACATCTTTATATTTTTCAGTGTAATACTTTGCCTTTTCAAACCGCTTTTCCGTTTCTCTCCTTGAATAAAAATATATCTTGTCTTGCATTTGAAATTGTATCTGTAAACTTTTGCAAATATTCATCATAAACAAAAAAATATAATTTATAAAAATTTTTCGTTTCTTCAACTTCGCTTATGTTTTTTCAAATATTCAATTTCATCTTTAATAGGTGTTGTATAATATTTTTTAAAAATTATACAATCTTCATCTGTAAAGATTTCAAGTGCTTCGCCATATTCTATATTGAGAGTTTCTCTAATTTCTTTTGGAATAACAACTCTGCCTAAATCATCCATTCTTCTAATTATTCCTGTTGCTTTCATAATGTTGTTTCCTTTCTTATTTACTATAATAATTATAACACAGTTTATTCATTTTGTCAAGTGTTTTTTTTGTAAATATTTTAAAAAATGCAAAATGCTTTTTATTTGTTTCAGTTGTGATATTTTTATTGGTTTTCACAAGTTTTTTATCTTCGCCATTATAAGTGCTTATAGGCTTCTTATAACTGAAGCATATTATATCATTGTTTAGTCCTCCTCTTCCTGCTCTGCGTTTTCAAGCTCGTCAAGTAGTGTTTCAATATCTGCGTCAAGACTTAAATCTAAATGATTTTCAAGTAAGCTGTCGATGAAATAATCATCAAGATAATCTGAATAATCTTTATAATCACTACTAACCAAATTACCATAACCATTGTAATAATAATATTCTCTATTCGGATTGAATTGTTGATACTCTTTTTCGCCTTGACTATTAGTGATATAACAATCGTCATCGCTGCCATAAAACATACGATAAATTAAACTGTTCCATAAGTCTGAAGTATCAATATAATCTGTTAAATATTCCATAGGATAATAGCGGTCATCACCCAAGTAACCATTATAGGAGTCTAATTCCTCAATAGTTTCGTTGAATAGTGTGTCATCATTCTCAAACAAGTCTTTTAACTCTTGTCTAATTTCTTCTTCTGTTCTCATAATATACCTCCGTGTTTTAAGTCCATACGACTATTGATTTATGGAATAGGGCTGATACGCTCAACCCTCAAGAAGCGTGTTATAGATATTATTCTACTTTTATAATTTCAAGCGTTTTAATTGCCCAAGCACCGTTTTTGCCACTCCAATAATTTTTCGCCCATTCTTCAAGCCATTTAGTTTTATTTTTGGGGTCAAAACTCTTGTCATATCTAAGGTCAATCATTTGCGGATAAAAATTTTTGCTCCCTACTGAAACATAATAACCGTTACCGTACTGTTCAGGGTTATACGCAAAATTGCAATCTAAATCAAAATAAAGAGAACTGAAAAATCCATCTTTGGTGTTGGGGTCTGTTATTGTTACTTTCATTTTGTAAATCATTGTTGATACCTCTGCTTCTTTAATAGCTTTCTTTGTGGTTCTCATTTTGTTACCTTTCTGCACGGGGCTATTTATTATTGCTTACCACTCATTACTCTTATATTCTATCACAAATGAAGTATAAATACAATTCGCAAAATACACAAACTTATGTTCTATTTTTTATGCAATTTGACGAAAAGTCGGTAAAAACACACAAGTATCATCTTTTGGATTTGGTGCATAATAATACTTTACTTTTAACAGTTTTAATACTGCGCTTGTCATAGGTGAATCAAATGTATCACGCACCCACAATCCAGACAATTCCGCTTCACGCCAGAATCCAGTTACATTGATTTCTTTATAATCGTTTTCTTTGAATAGATTTCTAATAAACTGTTCGCACTGTTCAGTTGATACCATACTCATTATTTTCCTCCTATTATTACCATTGTGAAACTAATTGCATAGCTTCGTCATAATTGCCGTTATGCAACATAGAACATTCACTATGAAAGTTTATATCAGTCAAACGGTATTCAATTTTTGCAAGTGTTTTTATGTCAAATTCTTTTCTTGCTTTTTTGTGCTTTTTAATGAGTGAAATTAAGAGCGATTTGCTTATACCATAGTGATTTTTGATATTCAGTCTATTTTGTGCATCTCTTTCGCTATTGGATAGAATATCATATTCATTTATATCACCATTTATAAATTTATCAAATTCCTGTTTATTGTTTTCGATATTCATATTATAAACCTCACTTTGTTTTTATTGTTGCAGTAACTCTTTTTCGGCTTCATCGGTTGTGTAATTTTCAATAAAATCATTTGAAACACAATATCCATTTAATTTATCAATGGCATATTTAATTATAGAACTGTAATTATGTCCCATAAAATCTTGCATAAGACCTGCAATAGTATAAATTCCCTGTTTTGATTCAAAATACATAGGGTCATTTTTTTCATTCCAGAAGTCTGCCATTGTCATACAATAAACATCAATTCTGTATAATAAGATTTTTGCATCAATCGTTTTTCTGTATTTCATTTTTTAGTCCTCCTATTATTCATAAATCCAATGACCGCCACGATATACGGGGGTTAAAAGGTTTTTCGGGTTTTAGATATAATCTCCTTGTAAAAACTCATTTTAAGCATATCTATTACCTATTTCATATCGGTATAAAAGGAGCGTTAAGCCCTTACCTCACCAAGCATTTGAAAGAAAATAAATTCGGGATTATATGCTGTGTAACAAGCGATTTCGCAATGTGCTTTGTCGCAAATGTGCCAATTTTTGTTACCTCTCGTAGTGAGTACATCTTTATAAATGATACCTTCGTTGTCGGGGTCAAAATCACCTGTTTTTACTGCAATATCAATCAAATATGTCGTGTCATCAAAATAGTTTTCTGCTTCTTGCATTGCTTCAAGCAGTGTTTGCGCTGTTAATGCTTTGTAATAAAGCTCATCGCAAAGAATTTTATAAAAACCGTTTGCTTTCGGTTTGCTTGTGCCACCCGCTTTAGGGTCAAGGCGTATAATGTATTCGGGTGCTTCTTTAATTACTTTCTTTGTGAATTTCATTTTTGTGTTCTCCTTTCGTGTGTTCCGTTGTTTGATTTTGTGACTTCATTATACCAAATCCAAATGCAAATTGCAATAGTCAAAATGCACAAATCTTTTTAGTTATTTTGACTAATTTTTGAATTCAATTTTGATTTTTGATTCTCATTTTCAAATCTTAATTTTAATTTTGATTTTCAATTATTAAAAACGATTTTGAATTTTATTTTCTATTTTTGATTTTCATTTTTGAACCGCTATATATAATATGTATATAATATATGATAATATGTCTATATTACTATGTCTATATAGTGTTGTCTATGTTATTGTGTCTATGTTATACGATAATAAATTGTGTTCTGAATGATAAAAAAATAAGCAGCTTTTATTTTAGTTATAGTCCTAAAAATAGTACAGTCAAATAACAAAAAGAACGGACAAAATATAAAATCGGTCTACTTTTATATTGTTTCTTTTATGTGTTTTATTTTGAAAAGTTTATAGTCTAAATGTGTATAATTATCACAAAATATAATTCCGATTGTTACATAAAAGTCAAGGTCAAAAAGTAGCATAAAACGCCGTTATTTTAACAAATGTTCGTTGTAAAAAGTGCGTACAATAAACAAAAACTGCGTGCAAAAAATGTCACGGAAAACCGTTATAATTATACTCTGGGCAAAATCCAGCAAATCCAAATATATAACCCCGTTGCGTTAGCGGTCTGTTTTATTATGCTGGGGCAAAATTGCACAAAATAAATAAAAAAAATAGCCCCGTGGACTATATGATTTTAGCTTTATATAATTCTTGAATTGTTGCAAAATAAATATTTTGTGACCGGCATTTTTACTTCGCACGATTACCCTATAAGACTTGGTGGGCAAAATTCAGAACGCACGATTACCCTAAACTCAATTACCCATTGCTGGCATTTTTAAGCGCACGATTACCAAACCGTTTATTTCTAAACAGTCGTTTAGTTTTTATTTTTGGGCATAATTTACCTATAAACAGTATAATACTATACTATCCGTTCGGTAGACACTTTATCACATTAAAGCGGTAAAGTCTTATGAGCTGCGCCTAAAAATAGGCATAAGGGCGCAATTTATCCATTTTTATATATTATACCACTTTTTGCCGTTCTTGTCAAGTATTATTTTTATAAATCCACCAAAACAAAAAACGCCGCACCGCTCCAGCTATATATACACCTTCTCGCCCCGTGTGCGCCCTTGTATGGCGTTTTTGGCTTTAGCCTATATCCATTATAGCCCACCGCCTAAAAAGCCGCCAGAACGCCGTATATTTTATGTTATTTGTAAACTATTTAAGTATAAAAAAATAACCCCCGGAAAGTCCGGGGCATTTTTTTACTTGGTGTTGTATAATTCTTTTTGCATTATATTATTTTGTTTATCAATAAACAAAATATCATATACGCCCGTATTTTCAGATATAGCGGAATAGTTGCAAGTGTAACCGTTTTTCTTCATAAGATGCAAAATAAAATTAGTTGCATCGTGTACAGTTTCAAAAACCTTATTGCTTGCACTGTTTAATCTAATTACTCCGCCGATTCTCGTTAAAATGGTTGCGTTGTATATAATATACTGCGCCTTTTTGTTTCGTTCGTAAATAATGAACCCCGTGCATTTTTTCATAATTAAAAACCTCCTCGCGTTTTTCCCCGCCGGGTGATTATGTATTTATTATACCGCCGTTTTCATAAAAAGTCAATATGCATTTTGCACAAATAAACCGCCAAATATTTGTGCAAAATGCCAAATAAAATTAACAAAATATCTATTGACTTTTGCGTCAAAAGTGTGTATAATTAAAAGTGGGGAAGTGTGGGAAGTGTAAAAAAAAAAAAAAATAACAGTCGTAAGACTTTAACAAGGTAAAGCGTTAAAGTTTTATCCAACACTGAAATATACAAATATAGCGGAAGTTCCTAAAATATCGCCGTCAAGGGGTCAAAATGGCGTTTTTATGTTTTAGGCGTTAAAGTTATTGAATAAAGCAAAAAAGCCGTTAAAAAGGATTTTAGGGCGTATTTGAGTTAGTTGTGACTAACCTATATATAAGTTAGCAGTGACTAACTCAGACGGAAAAAGAAAAACCGGGGACTGTTGCCCCGGTTTAATTTACTCCATAATAAGCGCCCCGTGTATATCTTCATATTTTTTATAAAATGAATCGCCCACGCTGAACGGAACGGCGCAAGGATTATCTTTGATGTTATTAAATATAATTTCAGCCGCACGGATTGCGCCCTGTGTGTCGTTGTACGGCTCAGTTACAACGAAGGTTCCGTTAAGCGTATCTAACCATTGCCCCATTTTGAGATTCTCAAAAACTGTTCTACTATTAACTGTTTCCATTATAAAATACCATCCTTTTTTTATTTTTTCGTTCCTCCCTTGGAACGCTTTAATAATATCACCACCGCACCAAAAAGTCAAGCATTTTTTTAATTTAGTACAGATTTTGCAAAAGTGCCAAATAATAGGCAGTGTTCAATAAATATCACGCTTTAATGTACTAAAGTCTTAGGGTCAACAAAAAAGCGGGAAACCCCGCCCTTTTGTTTAATTATCAACTATTTTTTAGGCGTTGATGCGCTCGATGCGCTCGGTTAAGTCGTCTTCGTTCTGCTCGATATAATCGGCGATGCACTGATTAAGCAAATAGCAACGCACAACACAATCTACCCATTCCGCGCCCTTCTCAAGCGGATTGATATTGTTATAACCGAATTCCTCCAACGCCTCCGCTGCTAAATCCCAGTTACCGCCAAGAGCCCGTTCCGCTTTATACGCATTGCAATAATAAGACCCGGAAGCGTTGCCGGTCACATCATCATCAACCCAAAGGGCACTGTTGAGCTTTTCTATGTAGTCTTCCAAATCCACCGGCTCCAGCATCTCCGGGCTGTATCCGTCTTTTACTGCCTCTTCAACTGATTGTAAAACCTCATCGTAATAATTAACCATAATATATAGCTCCTTTGCGTATCGGCGCCCCGTGTTTATTGTCGTTTGGGTTTCTCCCTTGACTGTCTACATAATACCACAACGGGCGCACCTTGTCAATACTTATTTTAAGATAATCAACAAAAGCCAAAAATTGCCTTTTATAGTACAGACTCGTAAAAAGTGTATTATAACGCTATTATATATATATTATTTTCATTCTATTATATATAGCCGTTCACACCTTTATATATGAATAAGTGCGCATATATAATATATTACAATGTGTTATATAGGATAATAGACACTTATTATAAAG